CGCGCTCAGCGAAGCGCGGCTCCATTGAAGCGATTCCAGCGCGCGGCACCACGCACATACCGTTCTACGACGCGCCCGGGTGGTACCTCTACGCCGCCCGGGCGTTTCTTTTGGCCCAGGCCTCGCAGATCGGGCTCAGGGCCGACACGGGCCAACGTCGCGCCTCGTCCGAGGCCCAGCGATCGCCCTAACGGATAGAGCCGAAATCTTGACTTTACCCAGTTCCGTCGCTACTGTCGAGGCGGCTCAGTCCCCAGCGCAGTGTCAGGCCACCTCGCGGAGCAGTGAAACTACTACGCGAAGCCTTGCGCAAAGGTTCTGGCGGCCGGAACGCCTCCATGTTCCGGCCGTTTTTTTTCTCTCCGGAGCCAACCATGCTCGAGCGATCGATCACGGACCAGATCATGGATCTGCTGGAGCGGATCCCAGCATCGGTCGTGCTCAAGCTCCACGGCAGCCGGATGCAGAGTTCGGGCTGGCCCGACGTTTTTTTCAGCTGCGCCGCGATCGCTGGCCGATCGGTCTGGATCGAGGTGAAAAAGCCGGGTGAGAAGCCGCGCCGCTTGCAGCAGTACCGGCTGAAACAGCTGCGTGGCGCGAAAGCAATAGCGATATCGGTTGACACGGTCGGGGATGTGCGCGATATGCTGAGTCGCATCGGCATTACACCCCCACCCGTGGAGGACTGAGATGAAGCTGCTGCTTGCGTTCGTTCTTGCTATTGGTGTTGCGGGCTGCGCCGGATTCTTCGAGCGCAAGGTCGATCAACGCGACCAGCGCATTACCACGCTCGAGTACGAGCTGGAGCAGACCAGAACTGCTCGACTCGAGGCGTTGCGCCGAGCCGAAGCTGCGGATACCGCCGCGACTCAGGCCACGAACGAGGCGGCTCAGGCCTGGGCCGAGGCCGATGCGCAACGGGCGATGGTTGCCGCAGCCACGACCGATGCGGAACGGCAAAGGGCAAGCGCGGCCGTGGCCGTTGCCGAGGCGAAGCGCCAAACAGCAATTGCCGCGGCTCAGGCACGCATGGCTGAGGCGCTGCGGCAACGCGAGCTGGCGGCGAGTGCAGAAACCTCGGAGGGTGAGACCGAGGCAAAGATCGAGGATGAAGAGGCGAAGCGCGAGACCGAGGTGGCGGGCGTGATTGGAGAGCAGCAGAATCGGCAAGCTCTGTTGATGGCGATCATCGCTTCGATCGCTGGCGGACTCAGAACCGCGACCGTGCTCGCGGGGAAAGCGACGTGATCATGGCGGTAGCAGACGCGTTTACGGGCTGGAGCAAAAAGCTGGTCGCCACCCTCGTGGCAATGGCGATTATCCTCCTGAACCGTAGGTTCGAGCTCGGTCTTGACGATACCGAGATCTGGGCACTGGTCGGTGTGGCCGGTGCCTACACGGTCGGTCAGGGACTGGCCGATGTCGGCAAGTCGAAGGCGCTGCTCGATCAGAAGAAACCGACCACCACCTACGTGGTCAACGCCAGCGTTCCGGATCCGAATAGCGCGCCGCCCAAGCCATGAGCGGGCGCAAGGACGAGAACTGCCTTCGCTACTTGAAGGAAGTCGACGTCGGCACACCTGAAGAAGAGATCGAGCCCGGCGAGGAGAGAACAAGACTTCTTCGCATGGCGACGATCGGACCGAACGTGTGGCAGCGCAGCATGTGGGTCTGCCACATCTGCAAAGCACTCATCGACATTCGATGTGGGTGTAAGAAGTGCGGATCGGAACGCGCCGTTGACGCACCGACCTACACGGTAGAAAAAACGAAAGAGTTCGATGCTTTCCTTGCCCTGAGCGACGAGGCGTACGCTCAGATCAACGGAGAGTAGTGATTGCACATCGATCTGGCCTGAAGGTCAGGTCTAAACCAAGGGCCTGATGGCCAGGAGTTCTTCATGGGTATTCCCGTCAATCCCGACAGTGTCGGGTCGTTCGCTGACGCCGCCGGTGCCGGCGCCACCTACACACTGGTCGTGTTGCCGGCCGGCAAGGACGCCAACGTCGATGGGATCGCGACCGCGCTCGTCAACGCGTCGATCCCGAACACGGTCGCCAATCCCGAGACGTTTCGACTCGGCGATCACACCGTACCGGCCTCGCTGCCGAACGGTTCGTACGTGATCCAGGCCAAGGCGCAGAACGGTGCGGTCGACGACTGGTCGCCGCCCGTCGACATCGACTACGACACGGTCGGCAAGCCCAGCGCGATCACGTTCAGCTGACAACCAGTTGACTAAGGTCAACGGGCTGGTGGTGCGTGGGTGCGCTGTCCAGATTGCAACTGGGTAGACAACACGCACTGCCGGCCACCTATCGATTCGAGCCATGCTGAAACGAGCCGACCACAGCACGCCACGGGTTCCAAGGAAAGGACGCTGCGAAGTGATTCAGATCTGGTACCCGGTCGAGTGCTTGGAACCTGAGCCAATGGAGGAAGACGATGACAGAACAAGAATGGAGCCGGTGTACGAAGCGGATAAGAGTGACGAGTGACGGGACAGAAAATGGGTCGAGGATCGTTGACGCGGAAACTGGTGAAAGTCTCTCACTGCCCTGTGATGAGATCGAGATAACGATCAAGGATGGGGAGCGCACTCGTATCGCGATGTACATGCCATCCTTTGTCGATGTCGAGGTCGATACGATCGGGGATATGGTCATGACCGTCGATGATGAAACGGCCAAAGCAATGCAGGCGGTCGAGGCTGGTGAGATCGCGCTCGATAAGTCGATCGAGGATGCAGTCGCTGATTACGAGGCAGGGAGCGATCGCGAAATGAGTCCCACCGATCGGTATCATCTCGTCGAACACCTGAAGCGACGCATTCGCGAACTCCCCGATGACGAGGAGAGTGACGATGGGAGTGACGATGTGTGAGTGGGGCGACACCGTCAACGTCGAGGTCTTTGTCCCGTCCGATCTGTCATGCACACACATAGGTCGGATCGCGATCAAACCGATCGATCGTTGCATATCCGATCTCGTCAAGGCACTGCAGGCCGCCAAGATCTGGACCAGGTCGTCGTGCTGCGGTCACGGCAAGGGCGATGGCGAGATCCTGCTCCAAGACGGGCGGGCACTGATCATCAAGGGATCGGTGCGACCAGAGACGTATCATGATCAGATCCGAGAATCGGCGGAGAAGATCGATGCTGTTCTGGATCGGCTCAAGCGTTGTGAATGCACGGCTCAGAGTCGTTACTTGAACTGTCCCATTCACGGAGATTCGTAATGAGCGAGGAGAAACTCGAACGCGTCGAGATCCGAATCAACGCAGTGACCGGGTTCATTCACTTCAGGTACCGTTGGGAGGGCTGCAACGTCGACGGGTCGGACACGCATGACGAGGACGTCACGGATTGGCTCGACGACGAGATCAAGCAGTGCGTGATCGATAGCCTCGGCGAAGAGGCAAGGTCGGTCGTCGAAGAAGCGGAGATCATTTGGGGATGAACGACGACGTACCACCCATCGCCGGCGTTGAGATGCCGGCCGAAAGCGACGAGCTGGAGCAGTGGCTTGCCAAGGTTCGAGAGAAGCAGATCAAGCTCGCAGCGTCGATGGAGCAGGCGATCGAGAAGGTGCGGGAGTGTAAGCTCGTCATGGACGGGCTGTCTGCTCGGATCACACGAGCTACGCAGGAACTATCAACGCTCAGCGATCGACTGCGCAAGGTCGAGAACGATCTGTCACGGCAACGGGGCCCGCGCGGCCTGTAGCGAGGAACGAAATGCCACGGGATCGGATCAAAGAGATTCGCTCAGTGAAGGCGTCGGAACTGATCGCGAACGAACGCAACTTCCGCGTCCATACCGATGCGCAACGCGAAGCCATGACCGGCATCCTCGAAGAGGTCGGCAATGTCGACGTGCTGAAGGCGATCGAGACCGACGCCGGGCTCAAGCTCATAGACGGTCACCTGCGCCGTGACCTGCTCGCGGACGAAACAGTCCAGGTCGCCGTGCTCGACCTCAGCGAGGAAGAGGCACGGAAGGTCCTGCTTACCTTCGATCGGCTCGGCGCACTCGCCACGATCGATCCGGACGGCATAGCCGCCCTGCTCGCCGATACCGTGCTCGACGATGCCAGGCTCAACACCATGCTCGCGGCGTGGCGCGACGAGATCGTGATCCCGGAAGAGACCGATATCGGTGACGATCCGGGCGGTGACGTGCCTGGCAATCCGGACGACGCGGTCTCGGCACGAGGCGACGTGTGGGTGCTCGGCAATCACCGCCTCATGTGCGGTGACTCGTCCTCGACCGAGGACTTGGACACACTCCTCGCCTATGCGGGCGTCGACCTGGTCAATACGGATCCGCCCTACAACATCAAGGTCGAGCCACGCTCCAACAATGCGATCGCGGCCGGCCTCAGCTCCTTCCCCATGCAGGATCGCAAGAGCGATACGCGCAAGAAAGGCGACGACCACCACCAGCAACTTGACCTGGCACGACACCCGGAGAAGGCGAAGGCGACACATGCCAAGCTCCGGCCCAAGGACCGACCGCTCGAGAACGACTTCGTCACCGACGCAGCATTTGACGCACTGCTCGAGTCCTGGTTCGGAAACATCAGCCGCGTGCTCAAGAAGGGCGGCTCGTTCTACATATGGGGCGGCTACGCGAACTGCGCCAACTACCCACCCGTCCTGATCAAGCACAAGCTCTACTTCGCCCAGGCCATTATCTGGATCAAGGAGCACCCGGTTCTGACCCGCAAAGACTTCATGGGCAATCACGAGTGGTGCCAGCCCGCCGGGGTTCAGGTCCTGACGCCTCACGGCGAGGTCCCGATCGAGAGCCTGCGCGACGGGGACCGCGTCGTCTCGTTCAGCCACCACCAGAACGCGATGATCGGCGTGGGGCGCGGCGCTCCAGTGACGCGAACGTCTCGCCCGTACCGCGGGCCCCTGCTCGGGGTCGCCGTCGGAAAGCAGGAGACGTGGTGCACACCCGGTCACCTGTGGACCGTGCGGCTCGCCGAGCGCGCGGCCGACATGTGGTGCGTGTACCTGATGAAGAAGGGCGAATGGTGGCGTGCCGGCAAGTCCAAGCTCATCACCACCTGCGGTTTCGGCGTGAAGCAGCGGCTCTACACCGAGAGGGGCGAGGCGGCGTGGATCCTCTCCATCCACGAGTCGAGTCTCGAAGCGGCTCTCGAAGAGCAGATCATCCTCGCCGAGTACGGGATTCCGCTCGTGACCTGGTCCGAGTCGACGTCCTCTCTACGAACGATCTCCGACATCAGCATGCTCTACGAGCGCCTCGACCTCGACCGGATGCGCGAGGGCGCGTTCCGGGCGCTGGCGGATCACGGCCGCTTACTGGACTACCCGCTGATCACTGACCGCAGATCCCGCGTCAAGGTGAGCCGACGCGTCTCAACCCTCGTACGTGCCTGCAACTTGCTACCCGGCGTGATGCTCGTCCCGCGACTCGGACCGAACCGCAGCGTGCGGGCGAGCTGGGAGCTGGTCGACGCGATCGACCGGCAACCGTTCGAGGGCGACGTGTACTCGATGGACGTGGCGAAGCACGGACACTACGTCGCCGACGGGATCGTGACGCATAACTGCTTCTACGGCTGGAAGGAAGGGGCCGGCCACAAGTTCTACGGCGCCGCCAATGTCACCGACACGTGGAGCGTGAAGAAGGTCAATCCGCAATCCATGATCCATTTGAGGGAAAAACCAGTCGAGCTGGCGAAGAGGGCGATCGAGTACTCGTCGAAGCATGGCGATACCGTGCTCGACCTGTTCGGTGGTAGCGGATCTACTCTGATCGGAGCAGAGCTAACGGGTCGGAACGCACGGCTCATGGAGATCGATACGCTCTACGCGGACGTCATTGTCGAACGGTGGCAGACCATGACCGAAAAAGACGCTACACTCGAAGGGACAGGGCAGACCTTCGCCGAGGTCAGAGCAGAACGAGCAGAGTCAAAATAGTAGGACTTCAAGATGGGACCGGAAGATTTCAGCGCCGACGAACGTCAGCGAAACCAGCACATCAAGGGGATGTCGCCTAAGTTGATAGCGATGGATCGAGAGCTTCGTTTGCACAAGGCCATAACGATGCGCATGGCTGGTGCGGACAACTATCAGATCGCGAAAGAGCTGGGCGTGACCGATAGTGCGGTGAGCCACATGATTAGTCGCGAGCTGAAGCGGAAGCGTGACGAGATCAATGAGACCGCCGAGGAGATGCGGCAGATCGACTCGATGCGGCTCGAAGCGATCATTCGCAGGTCGTGGTTGAAAGCGTTCCCATCGGACATGACCGCGCCGCTCGACTACGACGCTGGCCGGCAGATCATGAACGCTATCGAGAAGCGGTCGAAGATCCTGGGCTACGCCGCGGCGTCGAAGCACCAGGTCGACATCTCACACCTCCAGTCGCAGATGGGCCTCGTCCTCGAGGTCGTGGCTCGAGCCGTGCCCGACGAAGCCATGCCGAAGGTGTATGCGGCGCTCGAGGAAGCGATCGGGACGCTACAGCGTAAAGAAGCCGCGTTGGAGTACAGCGGGACATGAGCGAGATAGTGGTGAAAATCTCGCGATTGTCGTCCACGATTCGTGATTTCCCGACGATGTGAGACCGGTTTGGTTCGGGTCGTTTTTCGCTCTCCTATTGTGCAGCCCGCCTCGGAGGTTCTGACGTGAACGGGATCGACTACGTCGGTGCCGGCGCACTCGACATGTTCCGGTCCATGCTCGGTGCTCGGCTCCCGCACGGTGATCGGCTGCCGTTCGGGAAGATCGCGCGCGACTTCCTCCAGATCCGAACGCTGGACAATCGGGTCATCCCGTTTCTGCTCCGACCGATCCAGAAGCGGTACCTCGCCACGAAGCGGCTCGCGCTCATGCGTGGACGCCGGCCGCGGTTCCTGCTCTTGAAATATCGGCGTGGCGGCTATACCACGGTCGAGCAGGGGCTGTCCTACTACATGGCGAGTCGACGTCGAAACGTCAACGTGCTGACGCTGGCTCAAGACATCGACACCACGGCGAAGATCTTTCGGATCGCCAGACTCATGCACGAGCGTGATCCGAAAGCGCCGCCCATCAAGGGGACCGGAAACCAGTACAAGCTGGAGTTCCCTGGTCTCAACTCGATCTTCTACATCGGCACGGCCGGCGCCCGATCCGTGGCGCGTGGCGAGACGCTGTCGCGGATTCACTGGTCGGAGGTGGCGTGGTCCTGTAGAGGCGTGAACCAGTACACGAAGCAGCGCGAGATTCTTGCCGGTATCACCGAGGCTGCGAGTGGCGGCGAGGTAGTGCTGGAGACCACGCCGCGCGGGTCCGAGTACTTCCGCGACCTGTACATGGGCGCGAAGGCCGGCAAGAACGACTGGACGCCGATCTTTCTGCGCTGGCACGAGGACCCGATCAATAGCGTTCCGCTCAACGGCGTGGAGGAGCACCACGCGATCATGGAGGCGCTTGATGACGAGGAGCAGCGCCTTGTCGAGACGAAGGCGGTGACGAGCGCGAACATCAAGTGGCGACGATTGAAGAAGCGCGAGATCAGCGATCTCTACTATCAGGAGTATCCGGACGACGACGAGACGTGCTGGCTCACCAGTGGTACCTCGTTCTTCGACCCGTCCGTGCTGCTCAAGATCCGCGACTACTGCATGTCGCCGCCCCTCGTCGATAACGGGTTCGGCGCGGTAGCGCCGGAAGGATCGCGTCACCTACCTGGCGGCTACGAGGTGGTGTGGGAGCACCCGCAAGAAGACGTCGACTACTGCATGGGTGTCGACACCAGCGAGGGGCTGCCGGGTAGGGATCCGAACGGGCTCGGTGTGATGAGACGAGACAATGGCAAGCAGGTCTGCGCGGTTCACGGCTTGTTCGGAGTGCGCGTCCTGGCCGAGCACGTGTGCCGCATCGCTCGTCGCTACAACGACGCACTGGTTGGTGTGGAGCGCGAGAACCACGGCCACGCCGTGATCTCGAAGATCATCGATCTCGGCTACGACAAGCCGCACCACAGCGGTGGGTCGTTCTACTATCACTCGCTGCAGAACAGCTCGATGATCGATGATCGGCCCGTGACTCGAGCCGGGTGGTCAACGAACTCGATCACCAGGCCGGTCATGCTCGAGGATCTACGGGATTGGCTCGAGGCAGATGGTGCGATCGACCGCTGCATGGACCGGCAGTTTCTGTCCGAATGCCTCGTGTTCCGGCTGCAAGAAGATGGGAAGTTCAGCGCGGACTCGGGCAGTCACGACGACGCTGTCATGAAGTGGGCGATCGCCAACGCGATGCGCACCGTGGATTGGCGGCGGTCCCGGGTCGGCGTGGTCATGAACCGCTGGCAGTGATCAGTGACCGTCGCCGTTGAGCGGCGGAACGTTGAGCGACGCGTTCTGAGCCGCGAGCAGCTTCACCCACGCTCGCATGTCCTTGGCTTGCCACCTGTCGTCGGTGCTCTGCCCGAGCATCGCGAGGTCTCGTTCGATCTCTTTCAGCTGCGCAACCACACCAGCAGGGTGAGGAAGGCCGCCGATCCCAGATTGGCTGTGAGAATCGATAGAGCTACGAACCTCGGTAGTCCGCGCAGTGAGGTTCGCGATGTCGCGCTCCTGCTGGACAACGTGGTGGTCAAGGTCTGAGCGAAGCAATCGAAGCTCGCTCCGAGTAGCCGTAAGCTGTCCGCGCAGATCCGCGACAATGGTTCGGTGTTCGCTCCGAGCCTGTTCAATACGTTCAGCCACGTATGCCTGCGCCGAGAAGTGCGCGTACATGAGCGCAGCGATTGGGGCGAGCAAGGAGATGAGGACCACCAAGCCTCGGACGACTCCACCAACAGTGTCTGGTTTGGTGCTGTTCGGCACGCGCTCTTCACCTTCGGTTGCCCTTCCATCTCGGTTACGCATCGGTCTCGGCCCGCGATCGTGCCCGATTTTTGTTTGCAAGAGTAGTGTTTGGCGCGATACCGTTCCAGAACAATGCCAGTCAACAGCCCGAATTCAGCGTATGAGGATCGCGTCGGCGAGTGGGAGATGGTGCGCGACGCGCTGGAAGGTGAGCGCGCGGTCAAGGAGAAGACGGTCGAGTACCTGCCGGCGCCGCCCGGCATGAACACGGGTCGCAACGAGGTGCTGGGTTCGACTGGAAAGCACGTCGAGGAAACGGATTATGACTTCTACCTCGGCTTCGCAGAGTTCCCCGAGATCGTCGATCCTGCGCTGATCGGTTTCCAGGGCGTGCTTCACGCCAAGGCGCCGACCGTGAAGCTCTTGCCGGACATGGAGTACCTCGCAGAGGACGCCACGCCGGACGGGCTGACGCTGAACGACCTGTGGCAACTCGTTACGCGAGAGATACTTGCCGGCGGGCGCGTCGGTCTGCTCGCGGACATCTCGGTCGACGATCGGGTCCGGTTCGTGCCGTACTCGGCCGAGAACATCCTGAACTGGCGCGCGCGCCCGGCTCGCAAGGGCGGTGGCGCGTCGTTCGTCGTGCTTCGTGAGATCCAGGAGCATCACCCGAGTGATCGCGACGGCGTCGAGGACGAGTTCAAGGTCGTCCAGAAGGACGTGTGGCGGGAGCTTCGGCTCAACGATCTCTCGTCGAACTCGGAGAAGGTCGTGTACCAGACTCGGCTCTGGGAGAAGGCCGAGAAGGACAGCAAGGAGGCGGGCGAGGGCGGTCTCGTTCCGATCACCGACGTTGAAGGTGCGGACGCCGATGGGTGGGTGACGATCCAGTTCTTCGGCAAGAGAATCGACTGGATCCCGTTCCTGTCCATCAACGCGATCGACATCAGCTACAAGTACGGCTCGATCCCGATGCTCCCGCTGGCGAGACGGGCCTACAGCGTGTACCGGCTGACCGCGGACTATCGGCGTGCGCTTTACCTGAAGGGCGACCCCCAGCCGTACGTCTCGGGCATCGATAAGAAGGACGCTCCGAAACGGACCGGTGGTGCTGGGCTCTGGACGTTCATCGATCACCGGGTCACGGCGCAGTATCTCGACGTCGATGGGGATGGCGGCATCCCGATGATGGCGGACGAGATCAAGCGCCAGCTCGAGCGGTTCGACCAGGAGGGCGGGCGTCTTCTTTCGGTCACGAACAGGCCGGAGAGTGGCGACGCGCTCAAGCATCGGTTGCGTGCGCATCAGGTCACGCTTCGTAACGTCGTGATCAACGCAGGCGCAGGGATGCAGCAGGCGCTACGCATGGCCGCGGCCATGATGGGCAAGAACGCCGACGAGGTGACGTTCAGACCGGACCTCGACTTCAGCGAGCCCGGCATGACCTCGTCGGACGCGGTTGGCTGGGCGCAGGCGCGTCAGCAGGGTTTCCCGATCTCCGAGAAGACCATGCACGACCTGGCTCGTCGGGGCGGCGTGACAGAGCTCACGTTCGAGGAAGAGGTCGATCTTATGACGCAGGGCGGTAGCGAGCTTGATCGCATCTCGCTCGTCGATGAGGACGAGGATGGCGACAACCCGCAGAGTCGCGACGGCGAGATGACTGACGGCGACGGCGATGGCAGCGAATGATGATCTGCTCGACGCCTTGGTCCGGCGCCAGATAGACACGCTGCGGTTCAGCCGAGGCCTGGCCAAGCGTGTGATCGGCGCGATCGACTCATCCGAACGATCGATCGCCGCGCTGATCCGCGAGCGCATGGAGTCGATCGGGAAGGGCGCGCGCGTGGTGGGCGATTCGAAGTTGAAGCGGCTCGCGTCCATGATCAAGCAGGTGCGCAAGATTCGCGGCGAGTTCGTGGTCAAGGCACGGAAGAAGCTCGAGGCCGAGCTGTTCGATCTGATCGACGACGAGGCCAAGTATGTGAAGGCGTCGATCCTCGAAGCGGTTGGCATCGCCGAGCTGACCGTCGACGTGCCGAGCGCGCGCAAGCTGAACGCGGCCACGTTCAAGACGCCGTATGGTGGTCGCAAGTTCTCGCAGTGGTTCAAGGGGCTGCAGGGTGACGACGTGCAGCGGATCGAGGATGCGATCCGAGCCGGCTTCTTCGAAGGGGAGGGCGCCGAGCAGATCGTGCGGCGTGTGCGTGGAACGACGTCGTTGGGTGGAGCGGACGGGATCACGCAGGTGACGCGCAACTCGACGCGCACCCTGGTCCGGACCACGGTGAACGCGTTCGAGAACTCGACGCGCGAAGCGGTCTTCGCCGAGAACTCGGACATCATCGGAGCGACGGTGTGGGTCTCGACCCTGGACGGACGGACCAGCGCGATCTGTCGCGCGCGCGACGGGAACGTCGCCCCGATCGAGGGAAAGCAGATCCCGGAGAAGCTCGCGGGCGCCCCACTTCTCGAGCCGCCATCGGCCCGTCCACCCGCTCACCCCAATTGCAGATCGATGGTCACGGCAGTGCTCGACGGCGAGGGGATCGTGGGCAAGCGACCGTTCGTAACTGACACGCGCACAAGGCGTAAGCGCGAAACCGACTTCCGAAGGCAGAGCAGGGATTCGGGTCGTTCGATCCAGGACATCCGCCGGCAATGGGCCGACGAGAACGTGGGTCGTCTGCCGGCGAAGGTGAACTATCAGCAGTTCTTGGGCAGGCAGAAGGCCGGGTTCCAGGACGAAGTGCTTGGCAAGACCAAGGGAGCTTTGTTCCGGCGCGGAGGGTTGACACTGAAGAACTTCGTCGATACGAAGGGAAGAGAGTTCACGATTTCTGATCTTCGGACGCGCCATCCCGGTGCGTTCGTGAAAGCGAATCTGAGCTGACGTGTGGTTCGACAAGGTCGCTCCACTGAACGAACTTTTTGGTCCGGCAAGGCTGGACCGCTCGCGAACTCAAGGAGTTCACGATGGTTTTAGACCCGAACGTCGATCCCACCAAGGATCCCCCGAAGGATCCGCCCAAGGACGGCGGTGGAGGAGGTGACGATCTACAGGCGAAGATCGACGCTGCTGTGGCGATAGAGACTTCTGGGCTTCGTGCAAAGCGCGATCAGCTCCTGGCCAACGAGGTTGACCTGAAGAAGAAGTTCAGCTCGCTCAACGACGTCGTAGCAGGGCTTGGCGGCGAAGAGGGTATCCAGCGACTCGTAGCGTTTCGGGAGACCCTCGAGAAGGACGAGATGGGGAAGCTCATCTCTGAGGGCAAGCACGAGGAGTGGCACGAGAAGAAGGTTGCCGCTCTCAAGACATCGTTCCAGAAGGAGAAGGAGAAGCTCCTCGGCGACAACGAAGGTCTCAAGAAGTCCGCCGATCACTGGAAGTCGATGTTCGAGACTCAGCGTCTCGATATCGATATCCGTTCCGCTGCCGTCGATCTTGAAATGTACGACACCGCGATTACCGACGCGCTCAACCGTGCGTCTGGCGTGTTCTCCTACGATCAGGAACGAAAGCAGAACGTGATCGTGGATGGGGATGGCGATGCCGCGACGATCGTGCTTGGTTCTGACGGCATAAACCCGAAGACCGTAGCGGAGTGGCTCGCGGAGCAGCGGGAAACGGCTCGGCACTGGTTCAAGTCGTCGCAGGGCGCGGACGCGAGCGGAAACGTCGGTCCTGGTCGCGGCAATGGCCGTGTCGATGCGAGCAAGCTAAGTTTCACCGAACACATGGCTGTTCGGCACGGGCCGCTCGGCATCAGAAAAGGCACGGGCGTCAAGTACTGACGGGGGAGGTCGCGCCATAACGCCTCCCGCCGGAACAAGCCTTATGGGAGGCGACAATGGCGAATGCGTTTCTTACCGTCAACGAAATCGCGAACGAGGCGTTGGCACTGCTTCGGTCCAACCTGGTAGTGCCTCTTCTCTTTTCGCGTCGCTACGAGGCCGATCTCAACGCCGGCTCGAAGGTCGGCGACACGATCCGTCTCCGGCGTAGGTCGCAAGGTGTGGTCGACGAGTACAACGGCTCGTCCATCACCGTGCGAGACATCACCGAGACGTCCCACTCGGTTGTGCTCGAGAAGCACTTCGACGCGTCGATCAAGGTGACCGACAAGGAGATGACGCTCTCGATCAAGGACTTCAGCGAGCAGGTTCTCGCCCCTCGTATTGTCGAGATGGGTGAGAAGGTCGACGCGTACGGCCTCGGCAAGCTGCTGGCCATTCCGAACGTGGCCGGTCCGTCCGAGGCGGCTCCGGCCGCGCTTCCCGCTTCGATCAGCGCGATGGCGCTGGTCGAGAAGACGCTCAACGATCTGAAGGTGCCGAACCGTCCGCGCTACCAGATCGCGTCGAGCCTCTACAAGGCGACGATCCTCGGCGTGGACTCGTTCACCGAGGTCGACAAGCGTGGTGACACCGATGCGATGGAGCAGGCTCGCATCAACATGCTGTTCGGCTTCGACACGTTCATGGCGCAGAACGTCGACTCGACCACGTTCACGACCGGCACGCAGACGAGTGCGGTCACGAACGGTGCGGTCGCCGCGGGCGCTACCTCGATCGTGTATGACGGCGCGGCTGTCGCGGCCGGCACGCTCAAGGAGAACGACATCATCACGATCGCCGGTTACGGCAAGGCCGTGATCGCCGCCGATTCCGTGGCGACCGCGAGTGCCGGAACGCTGACGATCAAGGAGCCGCTCCGAGAGGCGGTCGCCGATGGTGTGGCGTTCACCGTCTACGATGGCGGCGGAAACACGCGGCAGTGTCACGGCGCGGTGTTCCATCCGGATTGTCTCGCGTTCATCGCGGTTCCTCTCGCCCAGCCCACTGCCGCTCCGTCGCGGTACGTGCAGGATCCGGAGACCGGCCTCTCGTTGCGTCTCGTCTTCGACTACGACCGGGACCTGAAGTCCGACGTTCTCTCCATCGACCTTCTGTGCGGCGCGGAGATGATCGACGGTCGTCTCGGAGCGCAGGTCGTTCTGAACATCTGATCGATCAAACCCACCCTTGCCGGGCCTCTGACTGCCAGGGGCCCGGCACTGGTCGAGTCAAGAAAAGACGGAGATCGCGATGGAAACTCTTTTGGTCGAGAAGGCAGGCGACCAGATCCTCATCGAGAGGGATCAGCTGGAAGTCTTCAAGGGGCGGGGCTACGAGGTTTCGGCAACGCCGCCGCCTCCGAAGAAGGCCGTGCCCCCCAAGTTGGTGGTCAAGCCGAAGTCGAACCTGATCACGATCACGAAGGGCGATGATCGCTGCGTGTGCGAGCAGGATCAGCTCGAGACTTTCGAGAAGAACGGTTGGAAGTTGGTCGCTGCCCAGAAGGAGCAGGCTCGTGCCGAGGTCCTGCATGCAACGATCGATCCCAGGCTCGTCATGCTCGCGAAGGGCGACAAGCGTTGCGCCTGCGAGGAAGCACAGGTCGCGGCATTCGAGGCCGGCGGCTGGTCTCGTGTCGTGGACACAGAGAAGAGCTCCAAGCCAGATTCGGAGCCCGATTCCAAGCCGAAGCAGAGGCTCAAGGTCGGAGAGAAGGACAAGCAGTAGCCCGCACCTTCACGTGAGGCGCCGACTGATCGAATGCGGGCGCGGCGGTTCTCAGTCGGGTATCGCCGCGCCCGTGTTTTTGTACGGAGACAACGATGAGCAATCTTCTCACGATTCAAGGCGCCGACGGTCGGCACGTCGACGGCGTCCAGCCAGTCGCGAACAGCGTGACAGGCTCTCCGTTCACGACCGGTGCAGCGGCCGTTGCGACGCCGGCCCTGAACGGACTGGTGCTGATCCGTGCGATTGGCAACGCGATCCACCTACGTGTGGACAAGGAAGCGGACACGGCCGACGCGGACGGGAACGACTTCTACCTGCCCGCTGGCGAGCTGGTTCGGATTCCTTGCGACAACCACATCATCAGCATGTTGCAGGAGACCGGAGCGGCTACGGTCTACGTCGAACTGTCCAGGGAGGTAACGCCGTGAACGGGAGGATGTCGAAGGTCATTCACAGCTACGCCTCTATCTACGCGCATGCAGGTCCCGGCGCAGCGCGGAACATGGAGCGTTTTGCGAAGAAGGAGTGGGCACGGGCAGATCCGAAGGGGAAGCGTGCGTTGCGGTTGGCTCTCGAACATCGGATTCGCGAGCACTACAAGGCTCAAAGGCAAATGACTGAGAACAAGAAATCATGAGAACTCCACTCGTCGCAGCACTCGTCCTCGCACTCGCAACGATTCCGAGCATCGACCTGTTCAAGAGCGCCGAGGCGCAGGCGGATCCGCCCAGGGTGACCAGCACCACCCCGTTCGCGTGGACCGCGCCTGTTTTCAACGAGGACGGCACGCCGTTGACGGATCTGGCCGGATACGTGTTCAGCGTCGCCGCTGAGACCGCGGACCTGACCGACACTTCACAGACTCCGTTGAAGCGCGTCCAGGTACTGGTCGCCAACGCGGTATGTGCCGGAGGGGAGTGTCGTGCCGTACCGAAAGATCTGTTCGCCGACATCCCTGCTGGTCTCTATCGAGTCTGGATCCAAGCCTTCGACACGGCCGGCAATGTCTCCACTTACGCAGCGCCGACCGAGGTCGTCGAGTACGACGGGTCAGTGCCGAACCCGCCGACGAACCTTCGTCCTGAACCGAACCCGCTCGTCGTGCTCAACGTGTACGGCGGCGACGTCGACGTGAATATCGGCGACGCGATCGCATTGGCTGTTCTCAACGCGAGGCCGGATCCGAACGGAGAATGATCGATGGCATTCGTTGTCGAAGATGGCACTGGCCTCACGAACGCGAACGCGTACATCGACGAGGATTTCTTCACCGATTACTTCAAGGATCGCAACATCTCGTTGCCTTCCGGAACGGCAGGCAGAGACAAGCGAGGAGGCATTGTCCAAGGGTCGAGCTATCTCGATCGACGCTACCGCGACCGAATCATCGGTGTTCGTCTTCGTTCTTCGCAATCGCTGGAGTGGCCACGGGTCAACGCGTTCTATCAGGACGGGCGCGTCGTGGCCGGTGTTCCGATCGAGTGGAAGCAGGCCTGTGCTGAGTTGGCGTTCATCGCGCTGACATCCGATCTGGTTACGAATCCGACCTACGACTCGAGCGGGCGCGTCGTGGCGGAGAAGACCGAGAAGGTCGGTCCGATCATGGAGCGGACCAAGTACTCGGACCTGGGTCACGTCGTTGGTTTCCCGAGCTACCCAGCCGTGGAAGGTCTGCTTCGTGAACTGGTCGATGAAGGCGTGACGCTGGAGCGCATGTAATGACGGTTGGTCGGTTCTCCTCAGCGCAGGCGTTGGCACTGCGATTGATCGCCAAGAACGGCGAGAAATCGAGTCTGGTGCGCGTCGCTGATGGTGCGCCGGCCGACGCAGCGCAGCCGTGGAAGCCCGGAACTCCGACCAAGACGACGGCCACGGTCGATGCGGCGTGGTTCGATCATGACATTACGCGCGCGTTCGAAACGCTGATGAAGGCGGGTGATCAGGTCGCGCTGTTGCCGGCCACAAGCCTCAGCAGCGATCCGGATCCGACCAAGGACCTCCTCGTTCGTGTGGATCTGTCTCGCTGGACGATCGTGAAGGTCCAGCCGCTCGCGCCGAACGAGGACAAGATCCTCTATACCGTGCTGTGCAGGAGGGTTTCATGACCGCGACCCTTATCACGGCGCGCGACGAGATTCAGTCCTTGTTCAAGGTGAAATGGGACACGGACACGCCGGCAATCACGACCACCGTGCCGCCGATCCAATGGGAAGGGGTGCCGTTCGCAGCGCCGAGTTCCGCGCCCTACGCGCGGGTCATTGTGCGAAATACGAGTGGTGGCCAGGCCAGTTTGTCGGGTGGTCTTGGATCGGCGATCGGTGTGCGGTTCACGAAGACCGGCACCGTCACCGTCTCGATCTTCACGCCGCTCGAGAACGGATTAGGAGTAACGCTTGGCGAGCAGCTCGCCGTTGTCGCGAAGGCCGCGTTCGAAGGGAAGGCGACCGCGTCGCAGGTTTGGTTCAGGAATGTCTTCGCGACCCCGGTCGGCGAGGACGGCCCTTTGTTCATGTGGAACGTGACAGCGAGCTTCGAATACGACGAGCTGGTCGCGTAAGGGAGGCTTCAAATGACCATACTTCAGAAAATCGACTCGAACGTGACGGGTCTGCGGTTCGCCGAGGAAGTCTCCATCGGTGTCCTCGCTCAGGAAGAGGCGGCTCCGTCCAATACGGACTGGACTCCGCTCGAGCCCAACACCTACGCCGATTTCGGCGGTCAGATCTCGACCGTTGCTCGAAACCCGATCAATCCGAGTCGCCAGCGCAAGAAGGGCGTCACGGTCGACAAGGATGCGAGTGGCGGACTCAACACCGACCTGACGCAGAAGAACTTGCAGGAGTTGCTGCAAGGATTCTTCTTCGCCGACCTTCGCAGGAAGGGTGAGGAGACTCCTACGGCGGTTACCGGCACGACCGATCTCTTCACGGTCGCGGCCACGGCCGGATTCTTCGTCGGGTCGTTGGTGTGGGCGACCGGTTTCGCAGATGCCGGCAATAACGGTCTCCATGTCGTCACCGCGGTCACGCTCAACACCTCGATCGAGTGTCTCGGTTCGACTCTGGTCACGGACGGTTCCCCGACCGGGAAGCTCGTCGTGGTCGGTTTCGAGTTCGCGGCTGGTGACTTGGACGTGACCGGGACGGGCACTCTCGCCAGCTACACGTCGACTGCCAAGACGCTGACGGAGCTGGGGCTGATCCCAGGCGAGTGGATCTACGTGGGTGGGGATCTCGCCGCAGAGGCCTACACGAGCGCCGTGAACAACGGGTTCAAGCGAATCCGATCGATCTCGGCGAACTCCATGACGGTCGACAAGTCCGATTCGGTTCTGGTGGACGAGGCGTCCACGACCGAGACCATCCGCATCTTCCTCGGTCGTGTGCTGCGGAACGAGTTGGGATCGCTGATCACGCGTCGAACCTACAACCTGGAGCGAACGCTCGGTGCGCCGGACGACGCGTCGCCGGCTCAGATCCAGGCCGAGTACTTGGTCGGTGCGGTGCCGAGCGAGTTCGCTACCACGATCGGCACTGCTGACAAGATCAATGCGGACATCTCGTTCATCGCGATCGACTCTGAGCAGATCCTGGCCGCGGCAACGATCAAGAGCGACGACGCGAATGCGACGAAGCTCGCGCTCGAGGAAGCGGATGCGTTCAACACCAGCTCCGATTTCAAGCGGATTCGTCTCTCGTTGGTCTCCGACACGAACGAGGCACCCACGCCGCTCTTCGCTCGCGTCCAGGAGATCGGCCTCAACATCAACAACAACCTGACACCCAACAAGGCGATCGGTGTGCTCGGCGCGTTCGAGGTGACTGCCGGAACGTTCCAGGTCGGCGGCAGCATGACCGCGTACTTCTCGGACAACCTGGCCACGCAGAGCGTGCAGAACAACGACGACGTCACGCTCGACATGGTCATCGTGAAGCAGAACGCGGGCATCATCATCGACCTGCCTCTGATCTCGCTCGGTGACGGTCGCCCGAACGTCGAGCAGGACGCTCCGATCACGCTGCCTCTCAGCATGGACGCTGCGACGGCCGCGAAGATCGCGACGACGCTCGACTACACGTTGCACATGCAGTGGTTCGACTACTTGCCCGACGCGGCCGCTGCGTAATTTCCTCGTTCGAGGGGAGGGTCGACCCCCAACCGGCTCTCCCCTTTCGCAACCCCTCCGCAGAGCGGAGAAACAAGGAGTTTCGATGTCCACGAACGAAGCTGAGACGACACCGGTCGAAGAGCCCACGTCGGACGCGGATGCGCCCGAGAACATCTTCGACATGTTCGGTACGGACGAGAAGGCTGAGACGGAAGGTCTGGAGCTGAATTACGGCGCGGCTGGTTGGCTGCTTTGCGCTCGAGCGGGTGGTGCGAACAAACGCTACAAGAAGCGGATGGAGCATTACTACCGCAAGCACAAGCGGCGCATCGATCTCGACATGATCACGGAGGAACAGGCGCGCGAAGACCTCTACAAGATCTTCGCCGAGACCGTTGTGCTCGACGGCGAGTTGCGCGGCAAAGACGGGACAATGGTTTCGCTCAAGGGCAAGCCGGCAAAGACGATCGAGTTCTTCAGGATTCTGCCGGGTCTGTTCGACGACGTGCGTGATCAGGTTGGCAAGCCGACTCTGTTCAAGGAATCGCTGCGGGAGGAAGAGGCAAAAAACTGAGGGAAGTCCTCGCGTACCGTCTCGACTTCTCTGTCGATGAAGAGAGGAGTGCAGCGAGCGATGTAATGCGAGGGCTCATCCCGCGGTTGCCTGGAAGGATCGAGAACGCTCCTGACCTGTTCGAGGGTCTGGAGCTTTACTACTACGCCTATGCGGACCTGACGACCGATAGGCCGGCGGCGTTCGGAGGTGCGCTACCCATACCGTGGTCGAGCTGCGCCAGATACGCTCAGTTCCACGGCTTCGACTACGAGCAGTTCGACGACCTGGTCTACTTCGTCCGTGCGCTCGATCTCGAGTTCATGGCGTGGTGGGACAGGAAGAACCCGCCTCCGAAGAAGGGAGCGATCGGTGGTCGCTGAGAGAGATCCGACAACTGGTCGATTCGTCGGGTCCGGCAAAGGGACATCGTTCGAGTCCCTTGGTCAACGTCTCGACGAGATCGGCAAGCGCGGCGTCCGCAACGTCGAGAAGGCGATGCGTGGCGCCGCGATCATTGCGGATCAAGTCTTGGTGTTCGGGACCCCGGTCGATGTCGGAATTGCTCGAGGTGGTTGGGTCGTGTCACATGGGAGTCCGAACCTGACGCCCCAAGAGACGCCGGACAAGGAGGGCAATACGACGCTGGCCCGGAACGAGCGGGAGATCTTCGCGTTCAAGGTCGGACGGGACATGTTCATTTCAAATGCGGTCTTCTACATCGTGTTCCTCGACCAGGGCACGAGTAGGCAGGCACCGCGTCTCTTCTCACAAGAAGCCGCTCGCGAAGCGATCGCCTACTTGAAGCGGCAGAAGTACTTGGCTCGATAGTGGTCCAAGAGAACGTCACAATCAGGTTCCGAGCGGACGGCACGCGCGTCGTCGAACGCGACATCAAGAGGATGGGTGCCGCGTCGAAGGGCGCGTCTTCGAGCGTCGCGTTCTTGAGGCAGAGTCTTGGTGCGCTCGGCGGTGCGTTGTTGCTGCGCGAGGCGGTTCGTACCCTCGCCGACTTCTCGCAAGAGATGTCGACCGTTCGTGCCATTACGCAGGCCACGTCGAGCCAGTTCGTCGAGCTTGAGGCGAAGGCGCGCGACCTCGGTGCGACGACGCGCTTCAGCGCGACGCAGGCAGCCGAGGGCATGTCGTTCCTGGCTCGGGCCGGGTTCGATGTGGACGAGGTGCTGGCAGCCACAGCAGATACCCTCGTGCTCGCTCAGGCCGGCGCGCTCGACCTTGGACGGGCCGCTGACATCGCGTCGAACGTACTGACCGGGTTCCGGCTCGAAGCGGCGGAGGCGGGCCGTGTCGTCGACGTACTGGCAGCCGCGGCCAATAGCGGCAACACGACGGTGGAGCAGCTCGGCCAGGGCATGAAGTTGGTCGCCCCGATCGCGTCGGGCCTTGGCGTCTCGCTCGAGGAGAGTACTGCCGCGATGACGGCGCTGTCCGATGCCGGTCTTCAGGCCTCGCTCGCCGGTACAGGTCTGCGTCGTGTCCTGTCGGAGCTCGAGTCTCCGTCCTCGAAGAACATCAAGACGCTGCGTTTGCTCGGGCTATCAACGGACGATGTGCGTGTGTCGCAGGTCGGTCTCACATCCGCGTTGGAGAAGCTCGTCGAGGCTGGCGTTGATACAGGGTTCGCGCTCGAGTTCTTCGGTGATCGTGGTGGCCCTGCCTTCGAAGTGCTCTCTACCTCGATCCCGAAGGTCAAGCAGCTCACGGACGAGCTGAACAAGAACGCGGGAACGGCTCGTCGTGTCGCCTCGATCATGGACGACAACTTGAAGGGCGCGCTGTTCGCCGTGAAGAGTGCGTTCGAGGCCGTGATCCTGTCTGTTGGCGATCTTGGTACGGAGTCGTTCCTGACCAGCGCGCTGCGCAAGCTCGCCGATGCGCTCCGTTTTGTAGCTGGCAATGCGGAGCTTCTGTCGATCGCGATGGGCGTGATAGCAACGCTGACGTTGCCGCTTCTTATCAGTGGACTCACCGCAGTTACCGTTCTTCTTCTCGCTAATCCGTTCGCTGTAGTTGCCGCCACTCTTGGAGGCCTCATTGCCCTTGTCGCCAAGTTCGGAAAACAAATGAAGGCGACGGAGGACGGCATCGCGTCGATGCGAGACGTGCTCGACTCTACACTTGCCGTGATCAAGGAAGTCTTCGGGCAGGCCGTGACCATTGTCAGGAACTTCGCCAATATCGCAGCTGCCGGGTTCAGGCAGGTCGAGAATTCGGGCAACAACTCGTTCAAGTCTGTCGCAACGTCAATCGCAATTCTGCTCGACACCACGGCCGGTGTGGTACTCGGCCTTGCCGAGGGCCTGGTTACGTTCCTCCAACAGGTTCCAAAAACACTCCTGTCCGTTGTCGGAGACGCGATTGTCGCAACGGTCGATAATGTTCTTCGGTCGGTCAGTTTTCTTCTCAATCAAATCTTGGAGAAGACCGAAGCGACGTTGACTCAGCTCAACTCGTTTATTGGCAAGGGTGCTGTTGACCTCGGTCGTGTTTCCTTTCAAGAAACACCGCTCAGTTTCTTTGGCGACAAGCCAACGGTAGAAAAGGAGCTCACGAATCTTGCTGACGTTGCATTGGCCGCGTTCTATGGTCGCGTCGCGGAGACGACTGGCGCGCGCAGCGTCGTCGAGCAGATCTTCAACGATGCGGAGATTCGCGCCAAGTCACGCCAGCTTATTGAGATCCCGGGTCAACTCGCGGATCGGTTCAAGGAAGCTGGCGAAGGCCTGAGTGGCGTGTTCGACGCGCTGACGAAGAGTGTGGGCCAGAGCGTATCGCTCGTTGAAAGGCTGGCTGGCAAGAAGACAGTCGACGCGTTTGCCGGCGCCATAAAGGGCATAGGCGCCAAGGAAATCGGAGGGGACCCTGCGGAGGAGAATCGGCTCCTCGAGGAGAAGCGGAACATCGTCGGCGATATCCGGCTCATAGAGGAAGACGCGGTCAAGCGTCGCGCCGATATCAATAAGCAGTTGGAGCTTGGCAATCTCGAGGAGGAAGAGCATCGCCTTCTCCTGGCCGACGTCGACGCCGCGGCGCGTAAATCGAGCGACAGCCTTGGCGCCGTTGCGGACCAGTTCAAGACGATCGACAACTCGGCACGTGCCCTTGGTCAAGCAGTTGGTCAGTCCCTGGTCCAAGGTATCGGTAACGCGTCCAGCGCGCTCTCGGACTTCCTCGTTGAAGGAGCGAACGATATCGAGGGGCTGCGTGAAGCGATCGCCGGAATCCTGAAAGACATCGCGAAGCAGATTCTTGCCACGATCATTCAGGCCTTGATCCTGAAGGCGATCACGATTGGGATTGGTGCTGCTGGCGGCGGTGGCGATGCTGGTGCGGCAGGCACGTTCATTCCGGCCGGTGGTAAGCGACAGGCGGGTGGTCCGGCGGATGGTCGTCCGGTTCTGGTCGGGGAGCGTGGGCCGGAACTGTTCGTGCCGACCCAGAGCGGGCGTGTCATTCCGAATTCGCAAATGGAAGCGGCTCCGCCGCAGGTCAATGTCAGCGTCGTCAACGTGAGCGATCCCGACGAGGTTCGAAACGCGCTGAACACACCGGAAGGCGAGGCGACGGTCATGAATATCGTCCGCAAGAACAAGCGCGCGCTGAACGCGACGACGTAAAGGAAGCTCGGTATGTTTCTCTCATCCAAGACCGCCACGAATTACCGAACGCTCCTTGACGACGTCGAGACGTTTCTGACCAACCGTGCGCTCGAATCCGTCGTGATCGCTGCTGGCGGTACGGGCTACACCGTCGGTGACGTGCTCACCGTTGCTGGAGGCACGCTCACCGGCTTGGGCTACGCGGCGCAGCTCACAGTGACCTCGGTCGCTGCCGGCGTGATCGACGGCGTTCGGATCTCGCAGAGCGGATCGTACACGGCAGATCCGACCAGCCCGAATGCGGCGACGGGAGGTACCGGATCCAGCGCGACGTTCACGCTGACCATGGCGGTTGTTGGCTGGACGCGGAACATGCGTACGCAGGAAGCCGTCTCTGCGGCGATCTCCGCGGGTGGGACGGGCTACGCATTGACCGACGTGCTGACGCTCGTCGGTGGCGTAGAGGTGCTGATATCGCCCCAATTCGCCGTCTCCGCTGTAGGGGTGAGTGCCGCAGCGATCGCAGGAGGGGGCACAGGATACACCGTGAGCGACGTGCTGACGGTCGTGGGTGGCACGGGCACAGCGGCGACGCTGACCGTCACGTCGGTCGCAGGCGGCGTAATCGACGGGATCAGCGTCACCACGCCTGGCTCGTATACGGTCGTGCCGGGCAATCCGGTCTCCGTCACGGGTGGGACGGGCACGCTGGCAACGTTCAACCTGACCGTCGATATCGTGACGGCGGTGACGCTCGTAACGGCTGGCAAGCTGAACGAGGTTCCGGCAAATCCTGCCGCGACGAGTGGTGCAGGGACAGGTTGCACCTTGACCGTGACGTATCAGGACTACCAGGCAGCGAGTGGAAACTTCGACCTTCTGCTGCAAGGTGTTGGGTCTGGAGCTGACGATCTGTTCATCGGGATGCGAGTGATCGGAACGGGCCCTGTTCGCTCGTGGGAACTGCACGGCATGACCGGCTACGACGCCGCGCAGACATTCGAGAACCAGCCCGGTATCTCGCCCGGAGACGCACTCAGCGCGGAAGGCGCGTACATCCCGCTCGACAACTCTGCCATGACCTATTGGGTCTTCGCCAACGGCCGCAGGATCATCCTGATCGCGAAGGTCGGCGCAGCGACCTACACCAACCTCTACATGGGGTGGCTGAACCCGTTCGGCACCTCGACCGAGTACCCGTACCCGATGGTGATTGCTGGCTGCAATAGCTTGCGCACCAGCGTGTTCGGGTCAGGAGCGATCGGGTACAGCGGCATGCTCGACCCGATTAGCGCGTTGAACCACGTCACTGGTCCGTGCTACTACCGAGACGTGCAAGGCGCATGGAACACGGTCCGGAACTCGCGCGAGATCACCGGATCCACGCGTGAGGCAAAGGACGACTTCGTGATCTGGCCGGCCGGTACTCCGAACAAGACGTTCGTTGCCGCCGAGGACAACGCGACGAGCGGTCTGAACCTTACAACCGACCTGATCCCGCGGGTTGGCAATCCCGGCACGGCGACGAAGGTCATGAAGCAGACGCCGGAAACGCCCGACGATATCTCGCTGCTCTGGCCAACCCTGTTCATTCGATCCGGCGATGGCGGATCGATCCCGCGTGACGTTCATGGTGAACTCGACAACGTGTATTGGACCAGCGCGGACATTGATGGCGCGGCGGCAACGGCCGTTAGCGAGGACCGACTCGTTGATCCGAACGACGACGAATACATCTTCTTCCAGAACTGCAATCGCACCGAGCTGTTCAGCTACTTCTGCGTCAAAGAGGAGTGATCGATGGCCTATGAGACGGGAGTAGCGACGAGCCAAGCCGATTTCGTCGACAAGCTGATTCAGTTTGCGACGGCGAACGGCTGGACGCTCGGCGAGTACGACGTGCCGAACAAGCGCGGCGCGATCGACCGTGACGGCATTTACGTGCAATGGCGCTGGGACGGGACAACGAGCATTGGCGGATACCAGTCGCTCGGGTTTCAGCGCAAGGCTGCATCTGCAACGGTCGCAGCTGGCGGCACTGGCTACACCGTCGGTGACACGCTGACGTTGGTCGGCGGTACGGTCACGACGCCGGCAACATTCAACGTCGACACGGTTGCTGGTGGCGTCGTTACCGCGGTCTCGCCCGTCGCTGTTGGTGACTACGATGTGATCCCGGACGATCCGGTCTCGACCACGGGTGGCACCGGCACGCTCTGTACGCTCAATGTGGTCTGGACGAGCTTCGGCACGAAGGCACCCGGTACGCAGCTCGACGATTCCGGTAACGGGGCACAGAGCGGTGTGGAGACACAGCGTCGCCTCAGCGGCGTTGGGGTTGGTCCATACACCACGTACTGGTTCTTCGCCGACGCGAGCATCGAGCCGTACGTGCATTACGTGCTCGAGTACTCGCCCGGGCTCTACCGGCACGGATCGTTTGGCCGGCTCCAGAAGTTCGGAACCTGGACCGGCGGCGAGTACCATGCGTGTCACGTCTGGAACGGATCGGCCGCGATCAATTCGAACACGCACTCGTTATTGCTCGACGGCCTCACGGCTCGGACAGATGATGGAGGTACGATTCACTGCGAGGGTCTACCGTCGCAGGTCGGTAGTGGAAAGTGGGGTGTCGCACTTAACACCACGACGACGGGCACCGACACCGCGGCCGTGGCTCGCGCCTTGTTCACGGGCGGGTTCCGCGAAGGGTTCCTGAACAACGCGTTGGCCGGGATGCGCGCGAACCCGAGTAGCGGGTTCATCGTGATGGTGCCGATCCACAACTGGTATCGGGTCGGCACAAGCGGTGAACAGTTCCGGTTCGGCGGGAAGATGATTCACGTTCGCGAGCTGAACGGGTTCTTCCTGCAGCCGCAGCAGGAGTTCACGATCGGCGCGGAGACGTGGAAGGCGTTCCCGATGGTTCGCAAGCTCACGACCGGCGAGCGTAGCGGCAACATGTTCGTCGCGTATCGGAAGATCGTGTAATGACCAGCTATGCGGGCAGCGTTCCAGACACCGGAGCCGCCGCCTTCCTCGGGGATCAACTCGAGGGAGGCGTTGGTCGTCTTACGCTCGCTCGCCCGCCGCACCCGGACTCTCAGTACGCGGCGGTTCAGCCCGAGTATCGTGTGCCGAGCTCGGTGGCTTGGACGGATCCGATCGGCGGCGCGTGGTTCAGTGTTACCAAGAGCACGCATTCGCACCGCAAGTTCGGTGCTGGCGCGAATCAGATCCTGCCCGTGTCGCAAGACGACTTCTTCGAGCAGATCATCATCATTCCTCGCTCGATCAACGTCGGCGTCGTGCTCGGCACGATCGTCGAGCAGATCGATGTGTACAACGCGTACAAGCGGGAGCAGCGTACGCTCACCAATTGGGTGAACAATGCTGGCGCAGGAATCATCGCGACGAATCTGCCGGCTCTGCCGGCGACGATCGAGGAGCAGGATGGTTTTCTCCTCACGATCAACGTGCTCGTCGACGGGCCTCCGTTCATCAGCGGTACGCTCGACTTCGTCTTCGACACCGAGACCATTCAGGTCGCTATCGTCGGGCAGCGCGCCGTGGTCTTCGCCTACGAGCCGGTCGAGCCGATTCAAGAGACGCTTCAGTTCCTCACCGATGTGATCGAGAAGCGCAACGGCGAGGAGCAGCGTATCGCGTTACGAGCCGTGCCTCGCCAGGTAATTGACCAGAGTCATATCGTTGAGGGTCGGGAGCGACGGCGAATCGAGAACACGATTTTCTCGAACCAGGGCCGGGTCTACGGCGTGCCGATCTGGTGGGAGCAAACACGCACCACCGCGGCGATCGCCGCCAGTGACATCACGGTCCAGGTCCAGGAGACCGACTACCGCGATTTCCGCGCCGGTTCCTTCGCAATGGTGTGGCGCAGTGCCTTTGATTTCGAGGTCCTTCAGGTTCTGTCATTCACGCCGACCTCGATCACGTTCACGGACGGGTTCGTCAACACGTTCGACGCTGGTGCAGCGGTGATGCCGGTACGGACCGGCTACATGCAGCGGCGGATCGGAGGCTCGCGCTGGCCCGTCAACCTTCAGTCGTTGGACATCGAGTTCCAGATCGTCGACTCGACCGAGGACTTGGCTGACGTAGCCGCGTTCCCGACCTACGACGGGAAGGTCTTGCTCGACGAGGCGAACATGATCGTCGGTGGTAGGGCAGCCAAGGAGGCGATGAACAACAAGCTCCATGTCATCGACTCGCTGACCGGGACCATCGCGATCTTCGCGGAAAACCCGTACTCGAGACGGACCCATCCGAAGGGCTTCTTCTCGAACTCCATGCAACGGCTCTGGGAGGTACGCGGTCTGATCCACGCGTTGCGTGGCAAGCAGACCTCGTTCTACATCCCGACCTTCTTCGAGGACTTCACGCCGGTCGGTGCGATCAACAATGCCGGTACGACGATGGACGTCGAGAATGTCGGCTACAACCGCTTCGTTGACGCGCAGCAACCTCGGAACGTCGTCCATGTGAGGAAGACCGACGGGACGAGGGTGACACGCCTGATCACGGGCTCGAACGAGATCTCGGACGAGGTCGAGCAGATCTCGGTCACGCCGGCGTGGGGCATTGACGCGACGGTGGACGAGATCGAACTGGTGACTATCGTCGAGAAGGGTCGCAGCGACAGCGACGACATTCAATTCACGCACTTCGCGCAGCCAGGTAGATCCGATATCAGGATGCCGGTAATCGGCGTCTTCGACTGAGAGAACCATGAGCTTCGACGCATTCGAACTTGCGCAAGAGACTGGTCGACCAGCAGAGCTGTACGACTTCCGCATCGGAGGTGACAGTTTCAAGCTCACGAGTTGGGCCGTGAACGTGACGATCCCGGCGCTCGGCACGTTCGAGGCCGAGACGGTTCTGCGTAGTGCGATCACGAAGGAGGCGACTGGCGAGGAGCCGGATCTCAACATCACGATCCCTGCTGATAGCCCGTTCGTGCTTGCGTATCAGAAGGAGTCCGTGCCGGGCAAGCGATCGACGATGATCCTGTTCCGAACGCACATCGACGACCCCGCTCAAGAGACCATCGTCTTCTACAAGGGTGCGGTCGCAACAGTGACGTTCTCCAAGGACGGTCGCGAGGCCTCGGTCCTTGTCGTCAGCGCGATGAAGGCTCAGTCGCAGGAGATGCCGCGCAGTACTTATCAGGGTTTGTGCAACAGGTCGCTGTACGACAATCAATGCCAGATCTCGGACGTCGACCCGGACTTCCAGAAGTTTCTGAACGTCTCAGCCGTCAGCGTCGATGGGCTCGTGCTGACCGTGGACTCAGCAGGTTCATTCGGCGCTGACTTTTTTGAGGCGGGCTTCATCGAATTCGCGGGAGAGCCGCGCATGGTCGTGGCTCAGGGCGGCGCCGGAAATAACGATCTGACGATTCGTGTTCCGTTCGAGTCATCTCCACTCAGCCAGACCGTACGCGTTCTCGCCGGTTGCAAGCATCGTGTCTTGACTGATTGCTTCACCAAGTTCAACAACACCGACAACTTCGGCGGCTTCCCCTTCGTGCCTCTCAAAGACATCTTCAGGAACGGTCTCGACTGATGGATTTTCTGATCGCGCTTGGAGTAGCTCTGATCGTTTCGGCAGCATCGCTCGTGCTGAGTGAACTGCTACGCCCGAAGCCGAAGCTCGAGGACGCGAAGCCGGGCAACCTCGGTGACATCAACTTCCCCACCGCGACGGAAGGACGGGTGATTCCTGTCCTGTTCGGAACCGTCAAAGTGGATGGACCGAACGTTGTCTGGTACGGCGACTTTCGCCAGGAAGCGATCACCAAGAACATCAAGACAGGCCTATGGTCTTCGGAGCGGATCACGACCGGGTTCAAGTACTACGTCGGGATTCAACTCGCGACATGCCTTGGCGAGATCAACGCGGTTCGGCGTATCTGGATCGGCGACAAGGAGGTGTGGTCGGGCACGGTCAGTGACGGCACGATTGACATCAACGAGCCGAACCTTTTCGGCGGTGATAGCCTTGGTTCTGGTGGCATGGTTGGTACGTTTCGAGTCAAGCCCGGGTCGCAGACCCAGCTCGCGACTGCCTATCTGACCACGCACCAGACGCCGGCGATCCCGTACCGCGGCACCTGTTACATCACCTGGGAAGGTGGGCTGATCGGCAACACGACTGGTCTCAAGCCGTTCAAGTTCGAGATCGAGCGATTCCCGAACCAGCTCGGGATTAGCGGCGGCATGGAGATCGTGAATGGGGCCGACGCGAATCCGGCCTGTCTCATTTACGAGTACCTGACCAATGAGGACTGGGGTCTTGGTTTGCCAGTCACCGAGGTCAATGTCGGAAACCTCTTGTTCCAGGGCGAGGTGCTCTACAACGAGGGTAACGGGATTTCGTTGATCGTTGATCGATCGCGGGAGGGGACTGACTTCCTCGCCGAGGTCGAACGCCAGATCGACGGCAAGCTGATCTTCGACATGAAGCTCGGTCTGTGGACGCTGCTGCTGGTGCGGGGCGGCTACGACATTGATCTCGTTCCGCAGCTCACGTCCGCGAACATCAAGGAAGTGAAGAAGTTCGACGGTGGTACTTGGGAGAAGACGATCGGCGATTTCCGCGTTCAGTTCTCGGACCGTGCCCGTGACTACTTCAACACGAGCGCCCGGCTCGACGACCTTGCGAACATCCGGATTCAGGGCCGGCGCGTCATGGCGTCGAAGCGATATCCGGGCGTGAAGGACAAGGTGCTGGCGAACAAGCTCGCGGCGCGTGGGCTCATGCAAGGTAGTGTGCCGCTCAAGACGGCAACGATTCTTACCGACCGTAGCACGTGGGCGATCCGTCCGACAGACGTCGTGGCATGGACGGACGCGAACATGGGCTACACCAAGCTGCCGATGCGCGTGCTGTCGGTGTTCCTTGGCGAGATTGACCAAGGCACGATCGAGTTGCAGCTGCAGCAGGACGTGTACGGATTTACCGCTGAGATCGGCGCGGCGCCGGACGGCACGCTGTGGACCGAGCCGACGCAGGCAGTGGCCGCGATCCCGGCCGACGAGCAGGTAGTGATCGAGGCGCCCTACGCGATTCTTCGTCGCGACCAGGACGTGAGCGATGTCATCTTCGACCGACTCTGGTGTGGTGCTCGGCGTCAGACCGGTGCTGAGGCACTGTTCAAGATCTATCAGCGTAATGCGGTCGGAACACCGGCCGGGGCGTACACGGAGTCGGGCCAGGTCTATGCGTTCCTGAAGATCGGAGATCTAAGGACTGCGCTGCTACCTTCGGATGGATCGCCTGGCGCGGCGATTGTCGAAATCGATCCAGATCCGGACGCGCTGTCGGAACTCGAGGACAGGTTCACGGCGAACCCGGCCGTTGCTGATCTGGGTCAGAACCTGATCAATCTCTGCTACATGGGTGGTGAGTGGTTCGCGCCACGCGCGGTCGTGAATGTGTCGACCTATCTCCAGCTAACGCAGGGCTATCGTGGTCTGCTCGACTCCGTGCCAAAGGCTCATGCCATCAACACGCCGGTGTTCTTGGCCTTCGTCGGTGGTGGTCTAAGTGACGACACGATTCCTCAACCGAACAACGTCGACGTCCAGCTTAGACCGGTTTCGCGTTCGAACGAGTTGAGCGAGGGCGGTTCGACGACGATTGCGATTGCCATGAACAACCGGGCTCGTCGTGCCATTGCGCCGGCCGAGCCCACGATCAATGCGACGCGTTACGACACGACGCCGGATCCGGACGACTTGAAGAGTGGCGGTTCCACGCTGGACGAGCGTGGTCTTGACATCGACTTCAATCGCCGCGACTACCGTACACTCGACGAGGTTCAGGCGCTCGTCAATGACGGTGCGGATCTGAGCGGCGACTTCCCTGCCGTGAACTCGCACGAGAACCGTCTTGTCCTGGTCGAGAAGGACACGACGCTACTGACCGGTCTGCAAGCGTTTTGGAAGCTCGGCGAGTCGAGCGGGAGTCGTGCCGATTCAGGTCCGAACGGGTATACGCTGACCGACTTCAACACGGTCACACAGGTTGCTGGAAAGATCGGCAACGCTGCTCAGTTCACCAGGACGAACTCTGAAAGTCTCGACTCGGCCGACAACACGGTTCTCAACTACAACGGATCGCAGAGCTTCTCGTTCTCGGGTTGGTTCTATCTCGACTCGATCACGGGTGATTCCAGTGCGATCTTATCGAAGCTGAATGCGTTGGTCGCGCTGGACCACCGTCAGTACGCGTTCTTGTTCAATCTTGGCACGAACCGAATGCGGTTTGCTGTGTCGTCTGATGGAACTGCGGCAAACACGACGAACCTGGACGCGAACGTGCTGGGCGTTCCATCGACCTCGACCTGGTACCACTTCTACGTCGACTACGACGGTACGACGGGTGAGATGCGGCTCAGGATCAATCACGGCAAGTACGACCGAACGATCCACGCTGGCGGGGTCTTCGACGCGACGAGCGCGACGTTCCTGCTCGGCACATTGCTTGGCGGCGGTGGGACGAAGGCGCTGTTCCACAACGGTCGGATCGATGCGCTTGGAAGCTGGGACCGGAAGCTCACCGAGAACGAGCAGTTCATGCTCTACAACGGCGCGTCTGGTCAGGAGCACCCGTTCGCGAACCGAATCACCTACCTCAGCACGGGGTGGGGCACGTTCAAGAATCAGTTCGTGTCGAGAACCGAGCTGGCAGAACTGGCGGGCGGGAGCCTGCCCGAGTCGACGCTGCAGCTCACGATCGAGTCGCGGCACACGTTCGGATCGACGGTGCACGAAGCGATCGACCTGATCGACTACGATCTGGCACTGGACGTGAGCGACCTCGACGCGCTGACGCCGATGGGGGTGTTGCCGAGCTCTACGACGAGCCTCAGCCATGTCGCGCTGACGACGGCGACCTACAATTTCGAGATCGGGACAGCCCTCGGCGCGAATGTCCAGGCCCGGATCAATGGTGGTGCGTGGACCAACGTGATCGTCTCGCCCGCCTTGACCGGTACGCTGGCAGGAGTTACGGCAGGCGACACGCTGGAGGTTCAGCACCTCGACGCGAGCGCCCCGCCCGACCGGACGCTCCTCCTGCTGAAGGACGGGGCCGGAACGCCGGTTCCCGAGGCTTTCGCTGTCCTGGTGCCGTCATGATAGGATCGCGCCAGACCACGCCGCTGCGCCACGTCGCGCCGTGCCCGGTTCGTCGCGGCCTGACGGGCCACGAAGCGAGGGAGGCCCGCAGAATCGATCCTGGGCCCCTTCCCGGGGCGGGGATTATTCCGCAAATTATTCCACGGAGCGATCGTCATGGCTGATCCGGCGACCTACCACGCCGTTGCGTTGCCGGCCGAGTTCGAGGCGGTCGTGCTGCCGATCGAGTACGAGGCGATGACACTGCCGCTCGAGTTCGAAACGATCACGCTGGAGGTTGAGTAATGGCTGCACCGACAAAGATCGACCTTCAGTACACGCGCGAGGACAACCAGCCGATCGGATTCGTGCTCAACGATGCGGATGGAGCTGCGGTCAACATCACGACCGGGTTCGCGTTCACCATGACCGTCAATACGAGCGACGACGCGGACGCTGGCGGCACAGAGCTATTCCAGCTCGCAGGATCGATCGTGAGCGGGCCGCTTGGCCAGTTCAAGTTCACGCCGACCAGTGTCAACACCGATCTCGACGCGGACGTGTACTTCTACGACGTCCAGCAGGACACGCCGACGCGACGAACGATCGCGAAGGGGCAGTTCGAGATCTTGCCCCAGGTGACCCTGACGTAGCATGGCGTTCGATCTCGACCTACTCACCGGCCTGTTCGCATACTACAAGTGCGACGGCATTACGGGATCGGTCCTGGCCGACGCGCACAGCGCAGGACCGTTCGACTTGGCGCAGCAGAACTCGCCCGGCGCAACGGCAAGCGGAAAGATCGCTGGGGCGCGCACGTACCTGATCGGATCGCAGCAGCTCCATCGCAAGTCGCCGTTCAACACGAACTTCATCACGAATCACACGCCGGTAGGCGCGCAACGAAGCTGGGCCATCAATTTCTGGGTCTACCCGACCGTACTGAGCGGCGACCACCCGATCATGTCGACGTCGAGCGCGTCGGGTCTGTTCGGCCACCTGATTCGAGTCGAGGCGACGAGCGGTGGTCGTGTCGCCTCGTACGCGTCTACGAACGGCACCTCGTTCGTCAATGCTCACGCGTCTGGCGCGAGCACGGTCGCGATCAATACCTGGAACATGATCACGGCTGGTTGGGACAAGGCGGCCGGCAAGATCTGGCTGTACCTCAACGGCGTGTTCATTTCCGAGGTCAATCACGCCGCGTACCACACCGTGGCCGGTGACGCGCTCCAGCTCGGCGGGTGGCTCGCCGCGAGCTCTTACTTCTCGGGCCGGCTCGACGAGATCGCGTGGTGGCGCGACCGAGTAAAGTTGCCGCAGCTCACCGTTGACAAGCTGTGGAACGGCGGCCAAGGCATCGCGTTCATAGATTTCATCACGACAACGGCCGCGGCGAACCGGATCGTTGTTCCGCAGGCTCCGACTCAGATCGTTGCCCCCGCACTTCCCACCCGGATCGTCGTGGATTGAGGACCGACCATGCCAGCACCGGCCATCGCGAACCTCGAGTACACGCGCGAGGACAATCATCCGATCTCGTTCCAGCTCATCGACGAGGATGGCGTCGCGGTCGACATCTCGACCGGGTTCACGTTCACCATGAGCGTGGCAGATGCGGACGACGCGGACGACCCCGGCACGGCCGTCCTGTTCGCGCTGGCCGGCGCGGTCACGGATGGCCCGAACGGCGTGGTTCAGTTCACGCCGTCCTCGGTCCAGAGCGACCTCGTCGCGGACGTGTACTTCTACGATGTCCAGCAGGACACGCCGACGCGACGAACGATCGCGAAGGGGCAGATCGAGATTCTGACCCAGGTAACGCTGGCGTAGAAAATTGGGCGTTTTTTAGCTGGATTCTCGGCTCAAGATCCTTTTCTGTGTAGTGGCGATAACGAAACGTCTGAGCCACATGGAGGATCCGCCGATGTTCGTGGAAGAACTCGGCTACCGCACAGCCAAGTGTAAGCTGTGCGGCAAGCCCATCGTCTGGGCGGTGAACACGGCGGGCGGTAGGATACCGCTCGATCCGGTCGCGCCGGTCTTCGTGCTGACCCAAACAGCGAGCCCGCACTGCTCGCAGGCCAAGCCTGTCGACATGGACAAGTTGGCACCCGAGGGCGATACAAAGTTCGGGTGCGCGGTCCATCTCGTCTCGCACTTCTCGACCTGCGTGGCGAAGACGAGGGCGTGGAAGCTCTTGGAAGAGATCCGGAGAGAAGGGCGCGAGACCGAGGAGCTGTCGGCGGAGCTTGCGCATCGAATCGACGACTATCTGAACGGTTCCGGAGCGAAGACGTGACGTCTATCATCAGCGCGATCATCGCTGTGTCGGTCACGGTTTTCGGCGTCGTGATTGCTGAGCTGCTTCGACCCAGGCCGAGGGTCGATATCGATCCCGAAGAGCCGCTTCGCTCCAGCACCGTCGACGCCAGTCATAGGCACGGGTTCGGTCTGCTCGCAACGACGCGACGGCGCGGCGTTCCCATGAAGGACGAAGGCTGGAAATGAGACCGGGACAGGTCAGGGGGCTGATCCGAACTGAGACCGCCGATACGCTGGCACGAGCGGTCGGTGCTTGGTTCGAGTATCGCCGGTTTCAGTGCGGTGCGGACTACGACGCGATCGTTGCCGAGGTCAAGGTGATGCGGCCGAAACTGGACGACGCCGCTATCGATGACCTGTTGCGAAGAGCGGAAGAACTCGAGAAGGGGTAGGTGATGGTCGTGGCATGCCTGATCTCGTTCTTTGCTGGTTTTGTTTGCGGCGCTGTCTTGTGCGCATTTCTGACCGGAGCATCGCGATGAAAGCGTTGACGATCCTTCAGCCGTTCGCGTACCTCGTCGTGGCTGGCCGCAAAGATATCGAGAACCGAACATGGCCCACGCACTACCGTGGGCCGATGCTCATTCATGCCGGCAAGAGCGACCGCTACGTGCGCGACTCCACGCTCATGGACTACTTGGCCGAGCTGGTCGGGATGAAGACGATCGACCTTGAGGATCGACTCGTGTACGGCGCGATTGTCGGGCGCGTAGCATTGACGTCGTGCGCGACAATCGCGGAGGTCGGAATCAAGACCTGGGCTGAAGGGCCTTGGTGCTGGCTCTTGAGTGAGCCGCACGAAATGGAGAGACCGGTACCCTGGCGTGGCCGTCAGGGGCTTTTCGACATTCCCGTCGAAGCGTTCAGTACGCTGCGGGATTTCGCACAACAGGAGGGACTCATCGATGGCTGAGAAGGCTGAGAAGGCTGAGAAGGCTGAGAAGGCTGAGAAGGGGAACGCGCTCACCAAGAAGAAGCGGACGCGGTCGAGCCCGGAAGGAATTCGGGTCAAGTTCCCGCCCGGCGTGATCGACGCGGTCGAGGAGCGGTGCAAGACGAGCTTCCGTGAGCCGAGCCAGGAAGTGGCCTGGATCGTGTGCCAGTGGCTCAATGATCAAGAACCACCGAAGGCAGCTCCCGTCACGGGTCCTGTCCACGGCACGTAAGAGACGAGACGAGCCATGAATCAACGACGTACGGCACCGCTCGAGGTTGCGGAACGGATGGTCCAAGCGATCGGGACTCGCATCGAGAGCGACGTGCCGTACGGATGGGGATACACGCTCTGTCTTTCCGAGTACGGCGACGGCGGTCGACTTGTCTACGCATCGAATTGCAGCAAGGAGAGCGTCGTCGCCGTGTCTCACGAGCTGGCGAAGCGGATCGAGTCCGGCGACGACTCGTCGTTCACGATTCACCCCAGCGACAGCAAGTTGTCGGTCACGCTCGACGAGGCGCTCGAGCTGCTCGCGTCGATCGGACGTGCATTGTCGAGCAATGACGTCAACGTTCTGATCAACGCGGACGATGACGGGCGTGATCGCATGCGGGCCTTGCTCGACAATGCGATGTCCCGTGCAGAGGCATTGGTTCTCGAGCACCGGCCCGATCTACTTTCCAGCGAGGATTGATCATGGCGAAGGCGAAATCGACGGCAAGGCTTCACGCCAGGCCCTGCAGGTCTTGGTCGGGTATGGAGGCGTGCCGGACCCGGACGAGTTCATGAGCGCGGACCAAGCGATGCGCGCGCGGTGGAGAAAGGCGCTGCGCGTGATCATCAACAGCGCGAGTATCCTCACAGAGCTGGTCGATGAGGGTGAGGAGCAGAGCGAGATCGAGTACCAGTACGACGAGGAAGATACCAAGAAGGAGAAGGCGGTTAGGTGATGGGTGAGAAGAAAAGCGCACTCGACAGTTTGCCGCCCAAGCAGCGCGCGTTGGTCAACGAGATCGCGCGCGAGGTGTCGTGGAACGTTGCGCAGAAAATGGTGCTCGAGATCTTGGACGACTATCTGCCGGACGAGGCCGTTGGTCGTGCTAAGGAGATCTTCGACTCCGAGAAGAAGAACTACCTGGCCGCGAAACGCCTCGACGACGCGGTGGAAGAGGTTGCGCGCAAGGACAAGGAGGCATCGGAGTAGGCCCGGCGCGGTGTACACGTCGGGAGGTGGAATGCGGCGGGGTGGTTCAGCCCCGTACTCCTCGGGCCCTTGGCCGAAAAGCCAGGGGCTTTTTTCGTGCCGTACCAACCATGTACACCGGATTTCTCGGCATTTCCGCCCACGGCGTGGCTTATTCGCCACGCAATCGTAGTGTTGTCATGCACGGGGAACGAACCACACGGAGACACGACCATGAAGAAGACCACACCGACTGCCAGCCGCCTCGCCCAGAAGGAGAAGGAACGGATCGTCGCGTACAAGGCCAAGTACGGATACGACCTCATCACGGAGAGCACCTACGATCAGACGACCGACACGCTGATCAAGGCGGTCTCGGTCGAGCTGGACTGCGAAGGAATCGAGCTGGGCAGCGAGCTGGCCGACATCATCAACGCGATCGCTCGCGGCGAGATGAGCGAGGCTTTTCACGCGCTGCTCGAGCGGTCGAGCAACAGCCGCAACGGGATCTGAGAACGAACCATGATCACGCTCAACTACATCAACCTCGGCAAGGCGCGGAAGCGCACGCTCGGCACGGCGATGCCGGGGTTCATCGTCAGCGATACCGGCGAGACCCGCTACGTGCCTGGCATCACGAAGTTCGCGCCGTACGGCAAGGTCGCTGGTTGGGCGCGGGGCCGTACCGTGTGGCGCGGTGTCGCGCCGACCCAGGACTACGCGGGCTCGCGCTACCTCGATAGGCCGCACGTCATAGCTACGCTGTTGCGCGCCGTACGGAACGGCGAGAGCGGACGGGCCGTGTGCCGGATCCTGCACCAGGCCCGTCGCTGACACCGCCCTAACACGATGATTTAGGACGTTGCAATAAGGACACGAATCGCGTAGCGTCGACCCAAGCTCCTGAGCCAAATGGAGGATGACATGAGCGGATTCATGTTCTGCACCGGTCCGTGCATCAATTGCGGCACGGTCATCAGCTTCAATCCGAGCTATGTACCGTCCGTACGGTACCCGGCGCCGGACGGGCCGAAGGAACCGCTGTGTCGGCGTTGTGCGACGGAGTTCAACCGAATCATTGTCAGGCGCGGCGACAGGCCCGTGCCGATCCATCCAGACGCTTACGATCCGGAGCCTTGCCCATGATTACAGGAACGAAACGGAAGTTGAAGGCCACGTTCGGATCGACCGATGTGGCGCGAATGAATCCGGACATCTCGGAGCACTACGGCTGCGTCCAGGTCGTGCTGAACCTGGATCAGGCGTTGAAACTGCAGGTGGCGGTAGCGGAAGCGGTGCGGCGCCTGCACAGGATCGAGACCGATGACCCGGGCCGGAAGAACGAGCGCGGATTCGCGATGAACCTGTTTCACAACGGACGCATCCTCATGAGCAAGACCTCGATCGAGCCGCGCGCGAAAGGAGGAGCGAAGTGAGCACAGACCTATACCGAGACGACGGAATCATTCTGAACCGCTTCTATGGAGGTCACGCGCGCGGTACCTGCTATCAGATCACGGAGAGCGGGTCACAGCGTATCGATAGCGTGGCCGGCGTGGTCCAAGTCACGACCGAACAAGCGATGCAGATCTACGTCGCGCTTGGGAAGGCGCTGGACCAAGAGGCGCAGCGAAGTGTTGTCGCTGTGCTCGCCATGATCGGCGAGCTACGTGGAGAACACCAGGACGAGAATGATGGCGAGTGATCTGCGCGATCTGAAGCCGGGCGGTCCGGATCGAGTCGTGATTGACAATGACGGCGAGGCTGTGTCGCCGAGGCGAGCGCGTGAAGAGTATGGGATCACACCTGACGTCGTCTTTGTGCGCGCCGACGGCTGGGCCTTGGCCGCGCCGAAACACCTCGTCGGCGTAGCATTCAAGCAGTGGCCGGACAGCTGGGTCTCGTTCTGTATCAGGCCAAGCACGGAGCTGATTCCGATCGAGGAATGGGACGGGACAATCGAATGAATGACGAAGAGCTGATCAGGGAGCTACGCCTCGTCGTTGTCGGCCTGCTCAACTTGATCGAAGACGATGATGGGATCGTCAGAGAGCCTGCAGTAATTCAGGCGCGTCTGCTGCTTCGCAACATGAAGGATGCTGGGAGATGAAAACGACCTGTGTCGACTGCATGGAAGTGATCGAGATCGACAAAGATACGTTGGCGATGCTGACGGAGTGCGGGCGGATCGCCCGGCTATGCCTGAGGTGCCGGCAGTCTCGCCACGATAACGGCATCAACACGGCCGATCCGAAGCCGGCCGTGCTCGGCAACTACTGCTGCAAGGTCGAGCTGCAATGGGCGATCACGGCTCACGACATGAAGTACCTCGCGCGTGGCGACGTCGAGGAGGACTTCGCGAGACGGTCCTGGTACCGCGCTCGTGAGCAGCTTCAGCTCGTGGCCGGCTGTGGGCATGCCACGACGCCGATCGGTCACTTCCACTTCAATCCAGACACGCTGCGTCGCTGCTTTGGCAGGTCGATCGACAACGCCGTTGACGGCTTCATGGAGCGGTACCATGCCGCGCTGAACCACTACGTTGCGCTTCTACTCGATCTCGAGGGGATGGTGGAAGAGATCGCGTGCGACTCGGACGTTGCGGTCAAGAAGATCAACTTCTTGATGGCGGCGCAAGCACTCGCGGTCGGGTACCGACAGGGCTGGCCCGTCGATCCACGCATCGAGGATCAGGTCAAGGCCGCGGAGAACGAGCACATGCCGATGGGGCAGGACGAGGCGGGGAGAAGGTGCGGGCTATGAACGAGTGCTGCACGATCGCAGAGAACGTCGAGTACTGTCCCGACCTAAAGGGGTGGATCTGTAATAGGTGCGAATCGTACATTCGCTATGCCGACCTGCCATCGACGCATCCCGATAGCTTCGAGACAAGGCACGGATCTGGCACCAAGGTCGTCGATGGAGAAGCCATGAGCGAGTGCTGCAAGGACGACAAGCTCGCGTTTGTTCTGAAGCGATCGAGCTGGGAGAACCTGTTCTTGCAGCTTCACGAGCACGGCCTTGCCCCGATCCATCCGGAGCGGATACGCATGCTCGGCGACAAAGGGATCTTCGACACGACGGAAGGCAACTTCTGGGCCGCGTTGGGCGAATTGGAGCGTCAATTTCAGGTACAGACCGGCGACTTTCCAAAGATCAAGTTCGGGGATTAGTGGCTTTGTCGCCACGCCGATCGTAGCTTCTCAATGACCGCACGGACAAGAAACGAAAGGAGCGGATCATGGCAAGCACGAGAACAACACTGGTAGGGATCCTGATCGTGGTAACGCTGACCATTGCCGGCGCGACGTTCCTCGGCCATGTGGCAGAGAAGCTGAGCCAAGACATGGTGGCTGCGCGGGCGCAGGTAGAGAGCGCGATCACGAAGTGAGCCCTGAACGACTTCGCAAGACCAGGTATCGGGAGGATCCGCGGTCGCTGACCAGGGACGAGCGCGACGCGCTCGAGCGGGACGTGTGTACCGACGCCTCTACGAGGCCGTGCTTGGGACGTACGACACGAGCCCGTCCGAGTCCGTGCTCGACGCGGGGCTTCGGTTCTGGGCCAGGTGTGGCAGACACGACGTGGACGACTTCATGGGTTGGGTGAAGGAATGGCGGGCTTTGAATCCGAGCCAAGACAGGGACGAGGAAGAGAACACGATCTGAGGTTGGAAGCGGACCAGTGGATGGACGCGAACCCTCAGATCTACGCTCTGTTTCGTCGCTTCGCGACGCAGATGCTGGAGCGCAATAAGCGTTTCGGCATCTCTCAACTGACGGAGCGCGTTCGTTGGGAGATCGCGCTTGCATGGCAGGGCGAATACAAGATCAACAACAATCACCGGGCCTACGTGGCGCGGCGTCTGCTCGCCGAAATGTCCGGGCTCGAGCCGCTGATCAAGCTGAGAAGGGTCAGGTACTGATGGCGAAGCGCCAACGACTGAGAAGCGATCCAATGTCGCCCGAGGCGCGGAAACGTAATGGATGATAAAGCATTGATGGATGACGCTTTGATCAGCAAAAAGGCGGTGACTGTTCGCGAGATCGCTGCTGCGTTCAACCGCAACGGGATCGACAACGATCTGAACGTACCGGACTTCGTTCTTGCCGATTTATGCTGGGACACCGTGGCCGCGCTTTGCTTCCTCAGGATGGAATTGGATCAGTTCTACAACAGACGCGACCCACGCGAGACCGATCGAACACGCCCGAACGTGGACGAGAGGTACGCGGCCAAGATCGCGGACGCGGTGATCGAGGAGCTACAGAAGACGGAGCGACCGCGACGTCCAGAAGGCGACACGCAGAGGCGCGCAACGATTATCGCCACGGTTCTGCGCTGCCTGCAACAGGAGGAGAGCGACGGGCCATGACCGAGCCCGGCTACATCCCGCTCAGCGAGCTGCAGTCCATCCTGCGATGCCACGGGCTTGAAGACATCGAGGACCTGTCGGTCAAGATTCACACCATGTTGCGCAACCAGATCAAGCAGGTCACTGGAGCGATCGAACTCGCGTATAGGCGCGGCGTTCAGGCCGGGTACAAGCAGGCAAGGGAGGAGTTCGACTGTGGATCAGATCCAGGAACGGGTAGTGCTGGAGATTCGTCGCCAGCGTGATGGCAACCTTGATAAGGCTGAGTACTGCGACCTGGGGAAGTCGTTTGCTGCCGCGATCGAAGAGCAGCGACAGGCCGGATACGTGCTCGAGAGCTGGCAGCTCGTCTCGACCAACGTGGTGGGACCGAGGTCTTCGGGCTACTGTTTCGTCGAGGTGATCGTCGCGGTCTTTGTTCATGTTTCGCAGCCCAAGGATTACATGGATCGACGGCCCATGACGGGCGGTCTGAAAATGACATGAGTGACGATAGAAAGCGGCTCGACAGGCCACGTTCGTGGGAAGAGATCGTGGCCGAGATCGAACGGCTCGTAGCGAACCATTACGATGATCTGTTCGGTACGATGCGCCAGGACCTCATGGCAGTGCTGCCATTCAAGCATGTCAAGCCGTACATCAAGGACGACGTGACCGAGAAGGGTTGGGAGAGCGAGGCGCGTCAACCCTACTCACGCTACACCGTGTGCGAGTGGATCAAGGAGTACCTCGAGTTCGCGTGGAGCAAGGCGAATGATTGCTGTGGTCTGAGCGCGCAGCGATCGCTCCACCACCTGCGTGCCTGGTTCTTCTTGCTCGGCGAGGAGAGCTTCGTCGATAGCATCGATTACGAGCACTACGGCAAGCCGTGTCTGGTCGCGATCTCGGAGCGCGACGATATCGGCTTTCCGTGGACCAAGCACGACAACGATCAGTGGCGCAACGACGAGCGAGATCCATCGATCTCGGCGCGGGAGGCGCTGGGGCGGTGAACAGAAGCGACCCATCGGTAGGCGACATCGTCCTGTACTTTTCGACTCGCGACGACTTCGAGCGTGGCAAGTCGTATGGTGGCGAGCGCGAGGTCAGGACGGGACCGACCATGATCGGAGAGAGACAAGTGTGTTGGGTCACGGGCATTCGTGGGTGCGTAGCAGTGTCGAGCCTGAAGCTCGTCACGCCGGTCGAGGATCGTGACGACTTCACTGGCATTGATGAAGAGGAACAAGCACCGTTACAGGCCGAGTTCGGGTTCTGAAAGGAGACGATCGTGTCGAACGAAGACATCGCACGGGCGATCGCAGAGGCGGGCAGGGAGATTGGCAAGGAGGGCGCGTCTGGGATGGGCGCGATTGAGGGGCTCTCAGTCAAGGTTGGCGACGCTGGAGAAACGATCGGGGCATCGATCGAATCCGCAGGGCATGCCATAGAGCGTGGATTGGAATCGATTGCACATGCGATCAACACTCATCCATTCCCGCCCGACGATATCGGAATTCACTTGCAGCACAGTCCTGGCCTGGAATCGATAGACAGAATCGCAGGCGCTATCGAGAGGCTTGCACAAGCAGTGGAAGAGAGGTCTGCGTAATGCCAGCATTCACGGATTGGAGATGTCCCGAGTGTCGGCGCCGATTCGGCGTCGCGACCGAGCACGACGACGATTACGTGACCTGTCCGCACTGCGGCCATGAGCTTGATATCCGAGAGGCGATGGCGCAGATCGCGAAGGCGCGCGAAGCGTTCCTTAACAAGGAGAACGAGGATGATCTCGAGAGTTGAGAGACAGAGGCGCGACAAGAAGCTACTCCCGCCCAAGCCTTGGCCGGCACGTCCGCAACCGACCAAGGTCCTGTCGTCGCGTTGGTTCGTGGCCGGCTATCACGTCGATGTCGAGCTGGTCGACAACCTGGAGTACATGGGAAAGACACAGAAGAAGCACGTTCAGAGTGACGGCCGCTTCATGATCATGAGATCGGCGCGGACCAATCAGGGCAACTACTACCTCGGCAGCTCTCGAGACGCATACTGCCTCTTCGTCACGCTTGGGCTGACCGAGGTCCAGCCAGGGCCGGACTGCAATGTCTGCACGATCGGGTTCAGCAAATCCGAAGGTCTGTGGTACGGCTGGAGTCACCGCGCGATCGTCGGTTTCGGGCGTGGCCATCGCCTATTCGATCCGGAATGGAAGCCGATCGACGGATCCGATGTCGAGGAGATCGATTACAGGCAGCGCGGCGAGAATGTAATCACGTCCTTCACCGAGGCGAAGCAGGCAGCGATCGCGTTTGCGGAATACGTGTCATGAGCCAGCTCAAGGACTACCTCGGCGACGGCGTCTACATAGACGTCGACGAGATCGGAAACATTGTTCTGACCACGGAGGACGGGATCTCGGTCAGGGATCGGATCGTGTTCGACGATCACGTCACCGAGGCGTTCGAGCGGTGGCTTGGGCGCGCGCGCGTCGGCACCGGAACCGAAACCAGAGCAATGGCGCATGTAAATCTCTTTCACTTCAATCCGTAGTTGCCGGGGGCGACTCCCCAGCGCCCCCGGCTTTCAAGAGAAGTGCGGGCAAGTCATGTCTGAGCTGGACCACTACCTGAAGCCACGACCAGTGAAGAAGTTGAAAGAAACCGACCTGGCAAGGCCCGTCGTTGACTGGTTCCTTGAACGGGGATTTGAGGTGTACCAGGAGGTTCAGATCAGCCGAGCGAGCTGGATCCTCGACATCGTCGCCACGCAGCGCGCGCTGGTGTGGGGCGTCGAGCTGAAGACGACGCGCTCGCTATCTGTGCTCGAGCAGTGCTGGGAGAAGTTCGCGCACTGCCATCGCGTGTCCGCAGCCGTACCATGCATGGGGAATCGGTGGAGAAGCCGCGGCGTACTGTGGCAACGCATCAGGCGCGACCTCGGCATTGGCCTTTTCGAGGTGAGTGGAGACAGGTGTGACTGCGACGACTGGCCAGGCACACGCTCACGCGCGCCGTACGCGCACCAGTTGCGCGACGCGCTCCGACCCGAGCACAAGACGTTCGCGAAGGCTGGACGCGCGGACGGGCGCCGCTGGAGCCCGTGAAGGGATACGCTCCAGAAGCTGACCCGTATCGTGGCGAGAAACCCAGGCTGCTCCCTACGCGAAGCCATCAAGGCGATGCACGACCACCACTACGCGAACGATCAGAGCGCGTACGGATCGCTCCTGTTCTGCCTCAACAACCAGCCCGAGCAAGTTCCAGACGTCGAGGTTCGAACCGTCGATGGGAAGAAGTTCTTGTACCCGAGGTCGAAAATTGTTGGGGCACCAACAATTGGATAAGCCGCGTTTCAGGAAGGCCCCGAAGAATGGGAAGGACGTGGTCTAACGGGTCTATGACGATGCCGAAACGTTCATCGGCACGGTGCAAGGTCTTGCGATTGGCAGCGCGATGGTCATCACGAGATGGTTGGCCCGCACGCCCAAGAACTTCTTTGCCGGCACGTTCTCGACCAGGCGGGCCGCGGCCGAGGCGTTGTGGGTCGCCGATCAGGAACGGATCAGACGCTTGTTGAGACTGAAGCCGGCCTGGAAGTACTTGCCGCCACTACCGAAAGAGGATTGAGATGATCGGCAAGATTCCGTTCCCTGCGCCGTGCGAAAAGACCTGGGTGCAGTGCCTTGGATGCAGAGAATGGATCTTGGTCTACGATTCGCAGTTGAACGCGCTTCTCGCTGGCTGCGATTACAAAGAGCGATGGTTCCGTTGCGATAGTTGTGAGGGCATATCATGGGACCGGCGCCTCTCCGGGCCCCCCGACTCTGCGCTCGGAACCGATATTCGATACCACGGAGAAGGGAAAAAGACATGAGCAAGAGACCGGCGTCGCTCGAAGACGCGGAGCGACAGGCGCAGCGCATCGGACAGAGTGTCGGCAAGCAGATGCCGCTCGGCTGGGGCTTCTTTCTCTGCTTGGCGCAGATCGGAGAGGCCGGGTCCATGACCTACGTGTCGAGCCTGCACCGATCCGCCATGCCGAAGTTCTGTCGTGAATTGGCGACGCGGCTCGAGACGGGCGAAGGCTCGCTCGACGTGAAGGGGAATGAAGATCCCGACATGGACCGGGCACTCAACATCATTACGCTGCTCGGATCCGTTCTGTCGGGCGGCACGTTCCAACTCGGCGTGACCACGGATCCGAAACTGATCGCGGCGTATGGCGGCAAGAAAGAGTTCATGAAAATGGTGAAGCAGACGGAGCGTGCGCTTCAGTACGCGCTTCGAAGCGGTGGCGAACTTGTGCGCAGGCTCAATCCGGAGATGATTGATGGAGAGTGAACGACCGAGCACGGAACAGGTCGTAGCGTTTCTGCGCGTGGTAGTGGCGACTCGCGTGGAGCAGGTGTCTCCGAACATGGCCGTGGACTATACGTGCAAGCTGCGAGAGGCGACGGCGCGTGTGGAACGGTACCCGGAGCTGATCGGTCTTCTCGGTCAGGCAGTGTTGTGCATTGAAAACGCGAACAGTGGCGCGTTCGCGAACGGGAACAGGGCAGAGAACGGAATCATCGACGAAGGCGAGGTGATGACGGAACGCTTCGTTGACGGGCTGCACACCTACCTGCACCGGATCGAGCCGAATCGGTTCCAGTACGATCCACCACCGCTCGATCATTCGCTTGAGGCCCGTCTCAAGTACATGGCGACGCTGGCTGCTCGTGCCAAACGGCTCATGGAGATCCGGCCCGACGCGGCCGCGCTTGGCCGAGAGATGCTGACGGTCCTGATCAATTTCCTTCAGGAAACGGCGGATTCGCCCGACGTTGTGGCAGTGTCCAAAACTGGTACTGAGGAATCCTCGCCCGGGTAGTGGCTTATGAGCCACGCGGATCGTAATATCGTGGTGTACGGAACGAACCACGACGGAGACGCGACCATGACCCAGACCAAGAACACGCGACCCACCTTCAACAACCTCCGCGCCGGCGACCAGGTCCTGGTGCGGGGCCAGGGATCGGGCGGGAACGAAGACCTGGCGGTCACCTTCCTCGGCTTCAGCGACCTGACCCAGTACGGAGCGGGCGGCGCGACTTTCCGCAACCTCAAGGCCGTCAAGAAATGGCACGGCTGCAAGACGCTCAAGGACATCGAGGCGATGCAGGACCGCCACGCGTACGGGATCGGGATCTACGCCTGGTTCGAGGACAGCGAAGGCGGCGAGACCACGCGCTGGAGCGCGTACCTCTTCGACGGGCGCTGGTGCCTCGGCACGAGCGCGGACGTGTGTCGGCTCGCCGCGATCGAGGACTGAACATGAGCATCACGATCAACGCGGCCGAATACTGCGTACACCGGAACGGGCCGATCATTTCGATGGTGACAGGCTCGCCCGAGCTGGACATCGCGAACGGGAACTTCTTCACGCTATTCAGCGCGCTCGGCCTCGGCACCTGCTACGCCGGCCACATGGATGTGAGGACGATGCGGTGCGCACTGGACCGCTTCGACCCCGCGCTGGCGCAGCGGGCTGGGCGTGAAGAGGGCCGGTACTTCGAGCAAGGGATCGACGCGGATCGGATCGCTCGCTACGTCAAGGCGCTGCGCGCCATCCTTGCCTTCGCGACAGAGCGTGGAGCTTTCATCGCATGGTCATGACGCGAACCATTCAGGACCAGGCCTACTACCGTGACTTCCTGTTGCGGGCCGCAACGGTGCTGCCCTGGGACTGTATGCAGTTCGCGGCCGACGAGGCTGGCTTTATCCTTGTACCGAAGCACAAAACGCTGGAACGTTTCACACCACTGGTCGGGGCGGACCCCGACAAGAACCCGATAGGAGCCTGAGCCATGACGGATCCGATCATCCACGCCGAGTACAGCCGCAGCCCTTGGAGCGGGCGAGGCAATCTGAAACAGCTCGTGGACGAGCTGCAGCGCCAGAAAGAGAACACGTTCGATTTCGTCTCGGACTGCCGCAACCTGGCCGTCGAGGTCAGGCCTGGCCTGAACGACGAGCCGATCCCGTTCTTGATGGCTGCCCAGACCGCGGATCCGCGCCTGCACGAGTGGCTGCCGCGCGACGGCGCACCGATCTCGAAGAGCGCGGTTGCCGACATCTGTCTGCGGCTCAAGCCACTCGTGCCGATCAAGTTCGCGCGTGCCCTGATCGAGGACAAGCCGCTTGTTGCTGCTGACCTCCTCTCCCAGCTCCTACTGACGGGCAAGAGCACGAATCTGGTGCGCATGCTCGACGGGAAGGTTCGGGCATTCCTCAGCGATCGCTACCAGCCGCTCGACAACTACACGCTGGCGTTCAATGCGATGGAGGTGGCGAAGAGCGTCAGTGCCGAGATCATCGAGGCGAGCATTGGCGAGCACCACATGCGGATCAAGTTCACGTCGCGCCAGCTCTGGGGAGCCGTCAACGACCTGAAGCAGGGCGATCGCAGCAGCTGGTACACGGGCGGGCTCGGCAACCAGGACCACCTCAGACGGGTCGGTGCCAGGACGCGCGGCGACATGCCGGGCGGGCCCGGCACGATCCACCCGGTCGTGACGATCGAGAACAGCGAGACCGGCAAGGGCGGGCTCCATGTCCGGGTCGGAATCATGCAGGCGGTCTGCTTCAACCTGGCGACGGTCGAGAGCGTGGTCTCGAACATCCATCTCGGCTCGCGTATCGAGGCCGGGATCTTCAGCCAGGAAACGATCCGGCTCGACGCCGAGACGGTGATGAGCAAGGCGAGCGACGCGATCGCGACGGCGTTCAACTCGGACCGTTTCGACGCGCTGGTCGCCAAGGTGAATGGCGCGAATGCGGTCGCGATCAAGCCGGTCGAGGCGGTGAACTTCGCGGTTCAGGAGAACGTCATTACGGAGACGCAGAAGGACGCGCTGCTCGCGCACTTCATGGGCGAGAGCGCGGGCGGGATGGTCGGCGACACCGCGTATGGCTTCGCCCAGGCCATTTCTCGCCTGGCCCAGGACACCGAGGACGGCGACGACGCGTTCGCGCTGGAGGAGTTTGCGGGTAAGATCATCAACAAGCCCTCCCTCGTCGCTGCCAAATAGACCACTACCACCAGAGGCCTCTGCCGCTTTGTGTGCGGCAGGGGCTTTTTCATGCACGAGCGAGGAGAACGATGAGCAACACAGATCCCCCCGAGATGCTTGACGTCGAGATTAGGGGCGCGACGAAGATCTTCGACGAGGCGCCGAAGGATGTGGGGTGTATCAGTGCTTACCTGACGTTTCATGACGCGCAACGGAACGTCGTGTTCTGCCCGATCCAGCACCTCATGAACGCGCGCGGTCCGGGCAAGGATTTCATCTCGGCACTGCTGCAGCGGTTCGTGGTCGAGATGGATGCGCGGAGTGCGGCGCTAATCGCCGAGACCTGGCACGTCGAAACACAGGTGCTGGACCGTACCAAGCTGCCGGACCAGCTCAAGGACCACCCAGGCGCTACCGAGTGCTTGACGGTCCAGTTCTTCACGCCGAGCGGCGACTGGTTGGCACGTGCCGAGATCTGTGCTGGACGGGTGCTTGGCCCGTGGAAGATCAACAAGCCGGAAAAGAGCGAGGGGCGATTCACTAACATCTTCATGAAGGCGCGTGCATTGAAGAAGGGCGAGAACTGAATGCCGAGAACTGAATGCCGAACAGCGGCCGAATCGAGCGACGACGTTGCACCAAGGCCACGCGCGGTGGTAGCATTCCGAGACCTGAGCGTTGGATCAAAGATCCAAAGGACCAGGAACAAGGAGACACCGCATTGGCGACACGAGCATACGATCTTGACCAGATGCAGATTCGCGACATGGTCACGGCTCGGCTGCGCGAGCTGGGCGTGACGAACTATCAATTCGCGATGGCCTGCACCGACAAACGGCCAGGACATGGCGTGGCTTACACCTCGACGTATCGGTTCTTGAACGGTCGCAGCAACCTCAGCATCGAGAACCTGGAATGGATGATGTGGCGGCTCGGCATTCGGTTCGTGCCGGACGCAAAGGCCCGCAACGAGGAATGGGCCGAGGAGATCAAAGCTGCGGCGGACGAGGCGATCGCCGCAACACCACGATAGTGGCCCGTTCGGGCTCGGCCCTGGATCGAACGGGCCTTTGAGCGAGGGAGGGGAACGTGCCGATCAAGTACAGCCGTGTCGTCGTTAACCGGCAGCAGGGGTTTGGGAAGAAGCTGGCGCGATGGGAACAACCGAGAACGTGCGTTGGATGGTCGAGGGGCTTTGCCGACCCGCTATCGGAGGTGTTCCGCGACGCGATCAAGTCGACGGGCCTTGCCGAGTGGAACAAGCCAAAAAAGCTGTGGCACATCCCTGCTACACCGCTCGCGCTCCATGACTGCGCGGATCACATGCTTCGTGCTCTGCCCGACGAGCAGCGATCGTTCGGCGACAAAGAAACGGAAGCGTTGTGGCACCAGCCCTACGAGGTGACGTCCATCGACATCAATGACCTCACCAACTGCGTCTTTCCGCCCTGGAAGAATCAGCTCGTCGCGTCGAACGGTGTTGGTCAGCTCGGCGGGATCCTGCTTGACTACGATATGGGAAGCGGGAAAAGCAAACTGATCCTCGACGCGATGCGTTGCTTCGACATGCGTCGGGTCCTCGTGTTCTGCCCGGCCTCGGTCGTGAAGGTGTGGAGCTATCAGGCGCAACAGCACCTCCGGCAGAAGACGTTCCCGCACCGGATCGTCGAGTTGCGGAAAGGATCGCTTGCGGATCGTCGCAAGCAGATGGTGCGTGCACTGGCGGATGCGGACCGGGACGGAGTCAGCATTGCTCTCGTTCTGAACTTCGAGGCAGTGGCAAGCCCGTACGGGCACGGCTTACGCGACGAGATCGCCGGCAGAGAATGGGACCTGGTCGTGGTGGACGAGTCACATCGAGTGTCGAACCACACCACGAACGTGTCGAAGTTCTTGGCCCGCCGCGTCATGCACATGGCACGGCACCGGGTCTGTATGAGCGGTACGCCGATGGGTTCGGGTCCGATCGACATCTTCGGACAGATGCTCTTCGTCGAGCCGGGCGTGTTCGGCGAGTCGATAACGAGATTCAGAAGTCGTTTCTGTATTATGGGTGGGTTTGAGGACAAACAGATCCTGCGCTACACCAACATGGACGAGTTCAAGCGTCGGCTCGGACGCGTCGCGCTCAAGTGCCGGATCGAAGACGTGGTTGAGCTGCCGGACGAGGTCGACGAGGAACGGCTCATTGAGATGAAGCCGGCAACGCTGAAGATCTATCACGAGCTTCGCAAGGAGTTCATTGCCGACGTCGAGAGTGGCGTAGTGCTTGGCGACAATACGCTGACGCGACTGATCCGGTTGCAGCAGATCACGTCGGGCTTCACCGTGATCAAGGACGAGGACGGGCGCAACGAGCGCATGGTTGAGCTGGACACGGCGAAGAGGGACGCGACGCTCGAGATTCTGCGCGACCTGCCGCCGCATGAACCGTTCGTGGCGTTCTGTCGCTTCAAGCACGACCTGTGGGAGGTCGGTAGAGCGGCGGCGGCGACGAAGACCGTGGACATGGCTGCGCGACCTTTCTTTCTGCTCGGGGACCAGCACGACCAGATCGATGAATGGAACGCAAGCTGTGCACGCGGTGAAGGGCCGGTCTTCGCGGTGCAGATCCAGGCCGGCGGTGTCGGGATCGATCTGACCGCTGCTCGTTACGCAATCTACTACTCACTAAGCTACGATCCGCGTGACTACAACCAGAGCCGGGCCCGGATCCATAGACCGGGCCAAGAGCGCAGCGTGATCTATTACCACCTCGTCGTGCCTGGCACGGTCGACCGCCTGATCTACAAGAGCTTGGACCGGAAGGAAAAGCTGGTGACGTTCGCGCGCGACGCGATCCTCCGGGCCGAGGACCTGGTCGCGTAGCGAGCCCTGTTTGGTCGATTTTAGGCCAGAATTGGGTGGCACGGGCAGGATCGGGGCGTGGCGGGGCCCGAGCGGCGATATTTTGGCCCAGAATCGCGCCGTGTCGCGTCCGGGCGGCCCGGTCCGACGCGGAGGGCGACCGGGTCGCCGAGGCCCGTACGGGCCAATTCTGGGCCTCTGGCGGACCGGGCCGTTCGGCCGGGCCTGATGGGCCCCGAGCCCGGGCGGCCTACGCCGGGCCCCGAGCCCGGGCGGCCTACGCCGGGCCCCGAGCCCGGGCGGCCTACGCCGGGCCCCGAGCCCGGGCGGCCTACGCCGGGCCCCGCCGGGCCCCGAGCAGGCATCGGGCGGTCCTCGGCGAGGACCGAGATCTGACGTAGCTCGCGGTGGCCGCACGGGATGCACCTGCCGTTGATGTCTCGGCGCAACTCTCGTTGCGTTCGCGCCACGCATTTTGTAATGTGTTCGGCCCTACCGAAACGGTCTGTTCCACAGTCCCGAAAAGAGGCCTGAGCCAATGGGAAGACCCGTATCGCCTCTGGAGGAGGCGTACGTCGCGGCCGGCTTCGAGGGCGCGTGCCCCGAGCCCGCCATGCTCGACAATGACGAGCTTGTCGCCGTCTACATCGAGCTGAATCGGCTGAAGAAAGAGGCGAAGGCGCGTGCCGACGCCGTCTCTTCGGCCTGTACCTTGCTCGACCCACTCGTGGTCGAGTCGTTCCAAGAACTCGGCAAACAGAGTGATCGACGCGCGGGTGGGCTGGTCTACCTGCAAGAGGACCGCTGGCCAGTCGTTGTCGCGGACGATCTGATCAAGGCGCTGCCACCCAACGCAACGAAGGAGATGCAAGCGGAAGCGGTGGCGGAAGCGAAGGAGCGCGCTCTGGACGCGCTCGCATCGGATGCTCGCACGAAGCATTTGGTCAAGCTCGGATACAACGTGCAGACCTTGCGCTCCTATCTGATCAAGGAGTGCGAGACCGATCCGGAGACGTTGGAACTGGTCATGCCCGACCACCTCGAAGGGAAGATGCGAGTGGTGGGCGAGTTCAAGGCGAGAGTGAGGAAATCGTAGATGGCAAAGAAAGAAGAGTCGCGCGAGGTAGCGAGGATGGAATCGCGCGCGGTCGTTCCGTACACGGGTCCAACCTACGAGTTGGCGAAACACGATCCCGATGAGCTGAAGGAGCTGTTCGAAGCGAACCTGGGCGATGGCGAGACCATTGGCGAGTTCGACTTCGAACGGATCAACGTCCCTGCCGGCGGCGCGCTGGCCTGGAGCGTGCCCGACATCAATGGCGAGCCAGAACAGGTCAAAGAGATCAACGGGATCATGCTCCATAGCGGTCGGCGAAGAGCGTTCTGGAAGATTCCGTTCAGCGACAGTGGGGGCGGATCGCCGCCGGACTGCTCGAGCAGGGACGGCAAGGTTGGCAGGGGTTGGATCCGCGGCGAGAGTGTGGAGACCCATCCAGAGCCGACGCGACGCCCATGTGATACCTGTCCGATGTCTCAGTGGGGATCGAAGCTCCCGGACGAACCGAAGGACAACCAGCAGGCGTGCAACGACCGTCGCATTATCGCGCTGGCACGGCAAGGCGACATGCTGCCGCTCGTGATCGACCTTGCCCCGACAAGCATAAAGCCACTCAAGAAGTTTCTCACCAACATGGTGGGACAAGGTCTCAACGTTCACCGCACACCGATCAGGCTGCGTCTGAAGAAGGAAGAGAGCCGTATGGGCATTCCGCATAGCGTGGTGATGCCGTGCGTCCAGCTCGAGGGCAATCCGCCCATGCCCGTACAGCTTTCAGACAAAGACTTCGAACGCATGAAGGCCGCGGCTGCCGCGTTCAAGCCGATCTTCGCCACGATCGAGGTGGTCCAAGAGACCGCCAACGAACCCTCGTAACAATCTCCTCGCTACGCCGGACCGCGTAGCCTTGCGCGGTCCGGCACTTTTCGTGGTGCCGGTGGAGATTGAAGAGGAATGAGGAGCTTGGAGGAGCGCCGAGCCGAGGTTCGGTGGTACCTAAACGCACTGTTCGAGATGGCATGCGAAGAAGGGTACTTCTTCGTCATCTTCTGCTTGCCTTCTCGAGTGTCGTGCTCGTTCAGCGCGGTCACCGACGAAGCCGTGGACTTCGTCATGGACCAGTGCGATCGGCTCGGACAGGACGTGTACGCGACGTCGGGCGTGTTCGCGAAGGCACCGTCGAAGCGAAGTCGCGGCTTGGAACGTGACGTGGCCGCTCTACAGGCGCTCTTCGCTGACATCGATGTGAAGAAGCGCGGCGCGACGAAGCGGTACCCGCCCTCGATCAAGACCGCGCTGAAGAAGATCTGCGTGATCGGTCCACACAAGCCGTCGTTTTACGTCCTGACCGGCGGCGGCATTCATCCGTACTGGCTGTTCATGGAACTGCTCCTGATGGCAGACAGCAAAGCCAGGATGGAGGCGAAGAAGCTGCTCGCAAAGGTCAATGCGACGCACCAGGAGATGGCGCGCGCCTCGAATTGGGAAATCGACTCGATCCGCGACCTGTGCCGTGTCCTGCGCGTGCCTGGCACGAAGAATCACAAGTACCTGGTCGACGGCGAACCGGTCGACGTGATCCTGGTCAAGGAGAGCGACACGCCGCAAGCCTTTGCGGCGGACGATTTCGACGACTACGTTGTTGCCCTCGACATGGTGCCAAGCTCTGGGCCGACCTACAGCCCACACGTCGGGATGCTCGACATGAGCCCAGACGCGTCGCTGTCGGACGACACGGTCAGAGCCGTGTGTAGCGTGGACGAGGAGTTCGAGACGATCTGGAACTTCGCAAGGCAGGATTTCGGTTCCGACGTCAGCAAGTACGACCTCGCCATCGCCAACAAGCTCGCGGCGGCGCAGTGGACGCCGCAACAGATCGCTGACGCGATCACACATTTCAGACGCGACAAGGCGGGCAAGCCGAAGCTGCGTCTGGACTACTACCAACGCACCATTGCCAAAGCGATCGAAGGGGTCCAGGTAACGAAGGGCGAGGAGACGATCAAGTCTCGCGAGCTGCTCTCGATGACGAGCCAGGACGCGGATGGCCAGACCACCGTCGACGATGTGACGCGCAACGAGATCAAGAACCAGCTTCGAAGCGTTCTCAAGCTGAACGTGGACGTGCTTCGGCAGAGCGGTCGCGACAAGGCGCATTACCAGCTCGGCATTAGCGTTGAAGGAGGTACGGATTTGGTCGATATCGGAGCGGTGCGAAATCTACGCACGTATAACGATGTTTCGGATCGGATCTTGGAGCATTTTGGTGTGCATATCCGGAGCGAGGCCAGGGGCATTTGGGAAGATGTCGTTGACCACATGCTTCGGCTGCGCGAGCTGAAGAAGGGCGATGGCCAGAGCGGTACTGGAACGTTCAGCGATCAGCTCAAGTCGGAGATCGCTCGCTACTGCGCCTCGGTCGGGGTCCGGCATGGTCACGACGCGGCGAAGCTGGCCGTGATCCACGGCTCGCCGTTCATGCGCGACGGACAGGTCTACGTCTCGTGGGAGGTCTTCGCCGAGCACATGCGCGTGAGCAAACGATCGTTCTGGCGGACCAAGCACGAGGGGCAGGCCTACTTCGCCTCGGCCTCGACCGCGGACTGGTCGACGCTCGAGCAGGTTCAGATCGATCGGAAGCGGCACTCGGCTCGGTACTGGCCATTCGTGGCCAACGGGCTCGTCGATTCGGACCACGACGAAGGCGACGATGAGAGCGACGATGAGTAG